TCACCTCAGATCGTCAATCAGCTCCAGCGCCCCATCCGGCAGCGGCCGCTGAAGCTCGGCCGCGGGGGCGCCCTGTAGCCAGACTTGCCAGTCGTCGGGCTCGATCAGGATGACAGGCATCGCCTTGGGATGGATCGGCCGGACCTCGGCATTGGGCTCGCAGGTGAGAAAGGCGAACAGGTCGTCGGTCGTCTCACCGTCCTTCAGCTTGCGCATCGACCGCCACTCGGGCACCCATAGCCCCGCAAAGAAAGCCTGATGCTCGCTGATCACCCGGAACCAGGCGTTGCCCGCTCCCTTGCCGCGCGGCTCCGCAAATCGGTCGAAAGGCACGAGACAGCGGTGGTCAGGCCCCAGCCATCGGCGCCAATGAGGCGAGCCGACATTTCGGACGTTGGTGACGCCCCGGTCGATCCCCGAGGGGCTGTGATATTGCGGCGGCGAGGGGAGGCCCCAGCGCGCCACCCGCAGCACCGCCCCATCCTCCCCCTGCGTCAGGATCGGTGCCAGCCTGTCGGGGTAGATGTCGCCGGGCTCCATGTTGCCCGCGCGGTTGCTGATTCCGGGAAACAGCCTGCGCATCGCCTCGACGGCGGTGGTCTGGTTGTAGAGGTTGCACATGGATCCGTTCATCCCTCGCAATCTGAGGGTGACCATGCGAGCCGGCCAGCGACCGGTCAATCCCTATCTCAATGGCGGCCGCTCACGCAGCACCCTGGCGCCATGCTGGAGCGTCAGCCGGTCCTGCGGCCTCTCGCTCTGCAGGGCGTCCCAGGCCGCTTTCATGGCCGTGAAACTCCCGGCCGCAACCGTCTCGTGCAAATGCGGGCCTTTTGCCCAGATGATGTAGAGGGCGGCGTTTTCGTCGAATTTGGGTTCGTGGATTTGCATGTTAGGTTAGAACATAGAGCGAACATATTCTTTGGGCAATCCCCCTCGCACCCCTCGACGCCCGCCGCCCTCACGCCTACATCCGGCACATGTACCCATCCGGCGAAATCACTCTCCGCGTCGACTGCGCCTGCGGCCATACCGCCGAGCTACGGGCGGAGGATGTCGGCTGCGACCCTCTCTATTTCAAAGGCTGGGATCGCCTGCGGTGCAGCCGGTGCGGGCGGAAAGGGCGCCCCGCGGCCATCATGCGCAGCTGGTCACCTGCGAAATAGGCCCGCAAAAGTTACGCCTAGCGTGATTTTGCCCTTGCAATGCGATTACGCATAGCGTATCTGTAGAGCATGGAAACGGGCGATGCCCACTGATTGGAGAGACCGTGATGAACAGCTTCGCCATTTTCGCCAACGGCGCTTACTGGGGCACTTGGGCCAGCATTGACGCCGAGTCTGCGATGCAGGCTGCTGCCGACGAAGTCGGGACGGAAGGCAATACCGATGGCCTGGTCGCGCATGAGGTCACGGCCGATCAGGTGACGGCGCTCGACGAATGGTCTGCAAATGGCTCGCCCGCCAGCGAATGCCCGATCAAGGCTTGATCCATGACCCCCGAAGAGATCCGCACCGCCCGCGAGACGCTGGGCCTCATGCAGGCCCAGCTTGCCGCCGTCATGGGATTGCGGGGCGCGGCGGCCGTGAGCGAATGGGAGAAGGGAAAGCGCACACCGGATGGCCGCAGCATCCGCCTCCTGCGCGCTTATCTCGATGGATACAGGCCCTCGGACTGGCCGCTGCAGCCTCAGCCCCCCACCGCCCCCACCAGCCCGTCATAGCCCTGCACCGCCAGCCCGCGCCGCCCCTCGCAGGTGATCAGCGCATCACCCATCCGGCCGACGATCAGGCGCCAGTCCCCGCCGCCCAGTAGATCGGCCGGGGCGGCGCAGGGCAGCCGCGCCTCAGTCGGCAGGGGTGCCGTCTGCACCCCACCGGGCGCGGAGCCCAGACAGGTCGTCAGGCTGAGGGACAAGGCAAGCGCGGGGATCGGCGAGGATGGCATGGTCATGCTCCTGGGATCGGGCGCGCTGCGCGTCCTCGCGCTGGCGCAGGTCGTATTCGGTGCGGGACAGCGCCTCGGCCGCGTCGAAGATCCGGCGCTGCACGCGGCTGCGGTCCTCGGCCTGCTGCGCGGCCTCCCGGTCGCCGCGCCAGGACCAGGCGGCGCCGAAGGCTGCGACGTGAGAGGCCACCAGCGCCGCGCCCACCAGCGGCCAGATCCAGGCGCCGAGGCGGTCGAGCAGCAGGCGGATCACGGCAGCGCCTGCGTAATCGACCCGGGCGGATCGCCGCAGGTGACATAGGGCTCAGGCCACACCGGGTCAGGGTGATGGCGCGGCAAGATGCCCGGGCCAATCTTGGACCAGTCAATGGGCGTGGCCTCCTGCACCGTCGCCAGCTTCGCGCGCATCGCTTCGGCCTGTTCCGCGGTCATCGCGCCGCCGGTCGCGGCGAGAAAGCCATCCAGCCATGCGCGGTATTCGCTTAGGGTCATGTTGCTCTCCATCACGGCAAACCCCGAATGCAGATCGCATGCTCGCGCTGGCGGCGCGGGAAGAGGATCCGCGCGCGCACCCCGGCGCGGGTCCACCAGGTCAGCGCCTCGCAGGCCCCGCGCACGTCGCCTGCATTGAGGCGGCGCACCGCGGTCGATCCCGAGACGGCGCCGATCCCGATGTTGTAGGTCAGCGACGAGAACGCGACATCGACCCAGACGGTGAGCGACAGATAGCCGGTCTCGGTCAAGCTGTTGCGGAAGCCCTGCCAGTAGCGCTGCGCCTCGCGCCGCAGGTCAGCGCGGCACTCGGCCCTGGTCCGCACGTCGCCCATGCGCACCCCCACGGTGATGCCCGAGCAGATCGTCGGCACCGGCGGGCTGGCGATGCGGTCAAGATAGGCCTCGCAGCGGTCACCGTTGCAGGGCAGGCCCTCTTCCTGCTCCAGGAGCGGCACCAGGTGGGTCGCGGTCTCGGGCCAGGTCGGCGCCCCGTTCTGGGGCGGGACGGGCGCGGCGGCGGTGCAGATCGCGAAGACCGCGCAGAGGATGGACTGGATCATCCCGACACCTTGGGCTGCTTGACCAGCCGACCAAGGGGGCCGTAGACGAAGAGGATGTTCGCCAGCGCGAAGAAGACCCACGGCGCCACGGGGTCATAGCCCAGCAAGCGATACAGCAGCTCGGGCGCCCATAGGGCGATCATGCCCAGGTAGAAAGCCCGCATCGAGTGCGAGCGAAGCGCCACCTGGCGCCAGTTGTCGACCAGTTTCATCGTCCGTTCTCCCTCAGGTATCGGGTCAGATCCGCTACGCCCGCCTCGATGCGGACCAGGCTTGTCTCGATCGAGCGCAGCCGCTCGTTGGTGCGGGCCTCGGCGGCCTGACCGGCGGCCAGTTGCTCGCCATGCCGAGAGATCTGGGCAGCGTTGGCGCGGCTGCGCTCATCGACCTGCTCGACCCGGGCGCTCATCGCGAACCAAGCGCCGGTCAGGCTGACCAGCAGCACGCCGATGGTCAGCAGGTTGCCCAGCGAAATGGTCATCGGGATCTTGGGGGCGGTCATCAGGTGAATGCCCCGCGGGCGATCACGCGCGTGAAGTCGTCATCGAGGACGGTCAGGGGCGCGCGCTCTGAGACGGCCAGATCCTCGATCCAGCCCCGGTAAAGGCGCGTGTTGGGCGCGGCGCCGAAGCCCGGGGGCACGCCCCATTTGGGCTTCATGGCCGAGAAATCGCCCACGTTGTCGTCACCAACAACCGTGGCCAGCAGGACCGTGCCCAGGGCCGAGCGCATCCGCATGCCGACGCCCCCGGCGTTGCGCCAGTAGGCGATCTGGGTGACCTGACCGAAGATGTTGGCGTTGGGATCGGTGTTGCCCCCCTGGAACGTCGAGCCGTTGGTCTGGCGGCGGTAGTCGATCCGGGGAATACTGCTCTGCGACCACGTGACCAGCTCGGGTCCGGCCGAATAGCTGGTGGCCGCACACTGGAACATGGGCGCAATGGAGCCGCCCGTCGCATACCATGCCTCAGAGGTCGGCATCTTGTACCAGCCGACCACCATGAAATACTGCGGGCCACCATGGATCGAGGCCAGGCATCCCGCCGGGCCCTCGACATAGGCGCGGTTGGTGATCGGCGCGGCGAAGTCAAAGCCGCCGCCCGCAAAGATGGTGCCGTCGCCGGTCTCGACAAAGGCGCCGTCGCCCACATCGGCCGCGTCTTTGACCACATCGGCCCCGATCGGATTGCCGCCCGCCCAGCAATAGCGAAACGCGAGGTCGAACATGAAGGTCACGCCCCCGTTGTCGCCCGTCAGGATGGGATCGCGGCGCAGGGTCACGAGGTCGGGCGCGGTGGAGGTGGAGAGGGATTTGATGACGACAGGCATTTCAAGCTCCTTAGGCTTCGAGCATTTCGAGGAAACCAAATTGCAGGACGCGGCCTCCGTTGGGAGGTTCGGGGTGGATGCCATCCGCATTGAAAAGGGGGCGATCTGAGGTGCTGGCGTAGTCAGCCGGGACGAGCCCGAAATCCCGCTGGAAATCCCGGAAGGCGATCCCTTCCGCCGCCGCGATCTCTCGCGCCTGCGCTGCATAGAGCGCCATGGGGTAGGTGTTTTCGCGCATGTTTTCGGGCGGCATCGCCAGCAGAATATCCGGCACCGCCGCAGCGGCGCGCAGGCGCTCGATCAGCGTCTCGGCGTGCCCGGCCCAGGTCTCGGGTGACATGACCACTTGGCTGTTAGTACCATCGAGGACGGTGAAGGTATCGACCTCCAGCACCTCCCAACCCGCGCGCTGCTGTGCTTCGTCACGGGCGGTCCACTGGCTGATGTTCGACCCGCTACCGCCCAGCTTGTGAAACCGCACGCCCGAGGCGTCCGACAGCGCGTTGTCGCCGCACAGCTTGACCGTGCCGCTGACCACCTCGATCTCGATCACATGCGCCCCAGCGGTCAGGGCAATGTCGAAGGTCTGGACCGCATCCACCGTGCCCTGCACGTTTTGGCTGGTCCAGGAGCCGCCATCGACCCGGTGGCGCACGACGCCATCGGCCGTGCCGATGTAGACGACGCGCAGGGCGGTGTGATCGGGCGAGGCCGGGACCGCGCGCCGGACATAGGCCCCGGCGGTCGAGCTGGAGACGTGCGACAGATCGGGGCCGTCACTGCCGTTGTAGACCGTCGCCCAGGCGCCGTGGAAATGCAGGGTATAGGAGGACGGGCGCACGTTGCCGTTGATGCCGCTGGGCTGCGTCCCGGGATAGACCCATGGCCCGCCCGCGCCACCATACCAACCATAGCCCGTCCAGCCGCCGCCCGCGTCACCGTATTGAGCCATGAGCAACTGCGCAGCGGGTCCGGTCCAGCGGACGGCGGCCTGGGTATAGCTGTCGCCGATAGCCGCGATGTTGATCTGGGTCGCCTCGCCGAGCCTGCATTTGATCATCTTGTAGTGGCAGTTGCGCAGGGTCTCGCGGCCAAATTGCGGGGCCAACGTTACGCCGCTGGGGGACAGGCTGGCGTCCAGGCGCGTGCCGAGGTCCGGCGCTGACCCGCGCGCCGCCACAACCTCGGCCGAGGCGTCGTCCCCGGGTGCGGGCGCGGCCCACAGGACTTTCAGATCGGCGTCGGTCGCGATGATCGGCGGAGCCAAAGGATCGTTGATCTCGTAATACACCAGCTCGAAATCGGCGGTGCCGAGCTTGGCCAGGGCGATGTGCCAAAGGGCGCCTTTGTCCACCCGTCCGAAGATCTTGTTCATAGCCTCTGCGAAGACCATCAGATCGTCATCGCCCTGAAAGCTCAGCAGATCGAAGACCGCGCGGAAATCGTGCAAGAACCCCAAGCCGTCATCGACCCAGTCCGAGCCGTCGAAATGCCAGAAATGCCCCGTGCTGCTGATCCAGGCCGTCTCGCCGGTGGTCGGGGTAAGATCGTCCAGATCGGCGGTCAGAGCGAGGCTGTAATCCACGGCCACCAGTTCCGACGCGGCGTCCAGCGCGGCCTCGGCGCCCAGCCGCGCCTCCTGTGCGGCAGTGGCGTTGCCCTCGCTGTCGGCAAGATTCGCGGCCTCTTCGGCGCGGTCGGCGTCTACGCCCGCGGATTCGGCGGCGGTCTCGGCCCGCCAGCGATCGGTCACGTCCTCAAGCCACACCTCAGCGAAGCGCCAGACGCCATCCGTATCGGCGTCCTCAGTCGCGATTTTCGCCCGGGCGAGCCGGCCGTCGGCGTCAAGGACATGATCCACACCCTCGACATCTTGAGAGAGCGTGGCGGCGATCTGAACACGCCCGTCCGCAACCGAGATCGCCGCTGCTGCACGCACGGCGATGGTCTCGACGTTGGTGGTGCCGTCTTCCTCCCAGGTCTCCACCAGATAGGCGACGGTCGAGATGCCCGAGCTGTTCGCGGCGCAGATCCCGTCGAATCTGGCCTCATAGACGCGCCCATTGGTCAGGGGGACCCATTCGCGATGGGCGATGATATGCGAGCCGCCACCAGCGATCTCCACCGATGGACCGAGCAGAGCGTCAAGCGCCATGTCGTCGGAGGTATAGCCGGACAGATCCTCGGGCCGCCCCTCGTCGGCGGCTACGAACAGCCACGGGCGCCCGGTTCGACCGCGAGCAGCGGCGACCCCAGCCGAATCGAGCGCCCGGGCTTCCGCCTCATCGACAAGATCGGAAGTCTCTCCGACAAGCTCCTCAACCTCCGCCAGGCTGGTTCCAGTGCTGGTGACCCCTTCCGCCCAGACCGGCTCGTCCGGCAGCGCCTCCGCAAAGGTGATGGTGGCCTCATCGAGCGTCCAAGCATGCCCGAAGCGCTGAGCCACACCCCCGATGAACACGCGGATCCTGTCCGACCCGAGCGAAGCCTGGGCGGCGGTGAGCGTCAGTTCCGTCTCGCCGGGGTTGAGGCCGAAATCGACACGCCAAGCGACGAGCTTGTTGGCAGCGGCTACCGCAATATCACGCGCGGCTTCAACGACCCCTCGATCAATCGAAACCTGCTCGGCATCTTCCGCCACCTGGTCAGCATCCTCGCTGATCTGGTCGGCGATTTCCTGCATGATCGCGAGGGTTGCAAACCTGATGCGAAGCCAGTTCCCGGAATAGGTGGGCCCGGCATCATCGACCAGAGCGACCAGCACCTCATCCCTGGCGAACGACACATCATCTACGGCGCCACCGAGAGTAACCACCCATGCGTCGCGGGCCCGGATGTCGGTTTGGTCCGGTCGCTCATCCGGGAATGCGCCGCTGGCAGCGCTCCAGGTGCCGACGAACCTGAGGCCGCTCCCGAGCGCGACGTTGATGGGTTCCACCAGGTCGTTGAGCTGCGCATCGAAGGCAGCGCGGAATGCCTCATCACCCGCGTCGTACTGCTCGACGAACGTCCACGGCCGCGAATATGTGAGATCGGTCAGCGGCATCTACGCAGTCCTCAGGGTCGGGTCAACTGAGGCCATCATGCGGAGAGCGCACCGCGCCGTGCGGCGAAAGGCTACTCGCTCGGCGCTACCGCGACGGGGCCGCTCGCGCTCCACCGCCAGAGGTGGCGGCCTTCACGATCATCGGGCAGATCGTCGTCTTCGATCGGTCGCCAGTTCGCACCGGGCGGCACGGTCTTCAGGGCTAGCTCCTCGAGCGTTGCGCCCCAGGACGGCGCGGGGATTACGACGGCAACACCGCCGCCCGGGGTTTCGTAAAGGATCTTGCCGGCCATTGGATTACCTGTGGATGGAGATCGACACGTCGGGGGAGTCGAAGAGGTTGGTGGCGCTGGCGCCCTTCATCGTGGCGACATCGAGCTGGGATGCTGTCTTGGTCTGGCCCCCGATCTGCGAAACCGTGGTTCTGGTGTTGGTTGCCGTATCGTCGCTGAGGCAGTTCCCATTCCAGGCATAGTTGGCGTCTTCCATCGCGGTCTCGAAGGTGATCTGGTAGAGGCCTGTGCCAAGGTCGGTCAGGGCGGCCACGTTGCCAGACGCCTTGATCGCGGCCGTTCCCGTTCCGTCGAAGACCACCCACGCCCGGCAGGCGTAGAGTGGGGCGGACCCGACGACATTGAGCTTGTCGTCGAGCTTCGCCTCCAGCTTCGAAGGAGAAATCGTTGCTTCGTCCGTGCCGGTTCCGGCGTCCCAGTCCTCTTGATCGAGTGCCAGGGCGGCGATCACGGCATCAGCATCGACGGAGGTACGTGCGAGCTTGACGCCCCCGGCGGTCTCTTCGTCTGGATCAACGGCATCGGCCGCGACCACCTTGTACCCGATGCCCTCGGCCAAGACGAAGACCACATCGTCAACCGCGACCTGGCGCGCTGCGTCTGCGGCGTAGCCCAGCCCTTCATCCGCCTCCAGAAGCGCCTGCGTGTCGAAGAAGAGGCCGAGCATCGCGCTCGTGACCTTGGTGAGACCTGCCATTGCTTTCCCCTTGGCTTAGGCGCCGCGCAGCCAATTCCGGCAGCGCGGCTGGGCTTGCTCGCGTCAGCCGGCGAACTGAGCGACACCGCGGAACGACCGCGACGGCAGCAGGCACATCAGCTTGATCGGCGTGGAGCCGTTGGGGTTCGCGTTCGGCGCATAGGTTCCGCGCACATCCCCGGTCGTCGCCGTTGCCACCGCCGTTGCGCCCGCCACGAAGGTGCCGTTCGTCACGACAGCGCCGTTGACCACCTCCTTGATGATAGCGCCAGCCGGAGCATAGGCGGGAAGGCCGAAGACCTTGGAGTTGCCCACGGTAAGCCCGGTGACATCGGCCGAGACCGAGATCCCGGTGATAGTCTTGAACGCCTTGGCGCCGGTCATCGAGGTTCCCGAGCCCGAGCTTTCGACCATGGTCTCGCCGAACTCATCGGTTCCCGTCACGGTCAGCACCGCGGTCCCGGTCCAGGCGGCGACCACGTTGCGGGGTACATCGAAGGTCGCCACCCCATCCTCGGCGAGGGCCCCGTTGATGCCGGTCTCGAGGCCGCCAGCAGCCGTGGCGGCCTGCGAGGCGACAGCGCCATCCGAATCCGAGGTCACCGGCGACCCCAGATCGATCATGACCGGGAACAGGTCCGACATCGCGGCGTCGTTGGCGAGGTTGTCGGCGTCGAGCATGGCGCCGCTGCGATCGAGCTCGATCCAGATGATCGCGCCAGCGGGGAAAGAAGTCTGCGAGTTGTTCGTGATCGAGACGGTCGAGGCGAGATCCTTGACGGTGATCTCGTTGCGTTCCGCCTCCAGCGCGCGCGCCTCGCGGGACGTGATCCGATGCTTGGTGCCGCCGCCATAGCTGCCGGGCCCGCGGCCCGACGGATAGGCGATGGCAAGCGTACCACCTGCCGCCCAGGCCGAAACCAGGGTGTGCTGGATCGAGTCGATGGTGTCGTTGACCTTGGTCATACCTGTCTCCTGAGAAAGGGCAGGCACAGCGCCCGCATCCAGTGGCAGAATGCGGCGCCCGCGGTTCATCGTGCGGCGAAACTAGGGAACTGGCGGGTGCATGGCGGCAGAATCATTGACTCTACCCGGGCTCAGCCCGTTGATCAGGGCCAGGTACCGTTCACTGCTCTCTTTGAGGTAAGGACCCCAGTCTTGTCACTATTCATGACGCTCGATTGTCCGCATTGCTTCGCTCGCACTGCGTCCTTTTCAATAAGAAGTGTCCACCTTCTTTCATCAAAGAATATACAAAACATCTACTCAAATGAAATCGAAGTCCATGGAGTTTGCCGCTCCTGCAACCATTCAGTCGTGGCGGGATTTTCCTACGTAACGGGATACCAGTTCAGGGCTGACCACCTTCGAGGCGATATCACAAAAGGCTTTAGCGGGAGCGCTATTGGAGGACTTGATCTAAGAGCCAAGAAGATCTGGCAAGCACCTGAGATCCCAAAATCAGAATTGCCTGACCATCTTCCCGAGAACGTGGTCCGGCCATTAATCGAAGCTGAAACAGCGTTTTCTCACGGGCTTTGGGGCGCCGCTGCAGCAAGCTACCGGAAAACGGTCGAGCGCGCCGTCACGCCGCTGATCGACGGCGACACAAATCGAAAAGAGCTGGGCAAAAAGCTGGGAATGCTAGAGAAGCAGGGGACTCTTCCCGAAGCCATGCTCGAGTGGATTCGCGTCGTCAAAGACCAGGGGAATTTCGCGCTTCACGACAATGACTATGACTTTGATGCGAAGGATCAGATCGAGCCTGCTCGGGAGTTCACTATCACCCTGCTCACCTATCTCTTTACCCTTCCAGAGAAGGTGCGCCTCGCGCGCGCGCTGCCGGAGCCGGAGCAAGACGCTACGGCACCGGAGGGTGCATAGTCGCAATATTCGCGGCGCGTTGCTGGACCGAGGCGGCGCGCGCCCGGCGCTGAACCGCTTCAATCTGGAGGCGGATCTCATTGGCTCGTTGCACCCGCTCCGCGCGCGGCAGGTCACCGTTGACCACGGCTGTCAGCTCAGCGCGCAGGTCGCTCAGCGCTCCATCAGCCAGATCGAGCGGCCGAATGATGCTCTGGCGCCAATCCAGCTGACCGTTGCGCCGGACACCGACATTCATCTCGCCGCTGATCTCGTCCCACACCTCCCGAGCCGCTGCATTTTCAGGGTCGGCCTGCAAATCGCTCCACGCCTGGCGCGCCCTGTTCTTCATCTCGGTCAGCTCCTCGCGCAGATCATAATAGAGGGTCTGCTCCGGGAAGCTGCTGGTCTCCGAGGTGAACGCGCGCGCGATCGGGATGTTGCGCCTTTCCGTCGGCGTGCCGGTGGCCATGTCGAGCACTGCACCACCGACCTGCTGCGCGAAGATACCGGTCCCGCCGGTGACGAAGCGATAGAGGTAATCGAGGTGCCCGGGATAAAGGTCGATCCGGCCAGGGGTATAGGCGTCACCACCAGAGACACGGTTCAGGAACTGCGCAATCTCGACCGCACCGCGAGTGTTGCTGCGCTCAAAGAACTGCGAGGAGCGCGGCAGGCCCTCGGCGGCGCCGTACCTGTCATCCGGGACGATAGGGGTGTCCATGAAGTTGCGGTTCAGGCGCATGTCGACCAGCGGATCAAGGATCGTCGGCGTGACCATGTTCTCCCATTGGCCGTCCGCCAGGGGGTTCCACGACATCATGCCGGCGCTGCCGACGTTGCGGATCACCTCCTCGGGCGTGCGACGCCCCATTGCGGCCAGCATGAGCTCCGAGCCAAGGGCGAGGAACGGGCGCAGAGGGTAGGCCATCCGCCAGTTGACGGTGGTGAGGCGCTGGCGCGTTTGAGGGCGACCGTCCGGCATAATTACGGTCTCCGTCACGGTCCCGGTCGGAATGATGATGTTGCGGTGCCGGTCGTATTGCGACAGCCGCTCATAGAGCAGGATGCCCTCGGGATCATCATCGTCCCCCGCCAGCGCGCCCAACAGCGTCTGAAGCGCGCCCAGCACGATGACCGCGGGGAAGGCGACCGCCCAGTTGCGCGGGCGCTTCGCGAACCGGCCCAGCTTCTCGAGCGACTGGATCGCGGGGTTGATGAAGGCATAGGCCGCCCGTAGCGTCGGCGTGGCGGCTCCGCGACGATAGTAGTTGGTGGTGGCATCCTGAGCGAGCGCAGCCGCCTTCTCGCGGCTCAGGCCTTGCTCGCGCGCCGCCACATACATCGCCAGTCGCGACGCGCTCTCGATCGGCTGGTTCAGCTTCGAGATCGCGGTGATCATCGCCTCGCCGGCCGCGGCCATCGCATCACCGGCGGCCGAGGCCTTGGCTTTCAGGCCTGGTGTCGAGCGACCCGCGCGGCGCGTCATGCGGTCAATGTCGCGCGCAACATCATCCATGTCGCGGAGCGCGACGAAGTTGATCTTGCCCCCGTCGAGCTTCCATTCCTCGATATACTGCTGCATCCGGCGCTGCTGGGCTGGGCTGACATTCTGGCGCCGCATGATGCGCTGCCGCATCCAGTCAACCGCATCGCCGAACTCGTCGCGGAAGGCCTCGGTCAGCGCGGGCATGTAGGCCTTGGCATAGGCGGCGGCCATGCCTTTCTTGTCCACGTTGTGCGCGGTCCAGAGCCCTTCGATCAGGTCGGACTGCAGGTTCGGCACCGTGAAGTTCGGGTTGAGAGCGGTGGACGTGGCCGCGACCATGCGGGTGACCGCGCCGACGGACACCTGAAAGGATCGCGCGATGCGCTCCATGAGCTTGCGCGGATCGTCACCGCCAAGACGGTTCAGGGCGTCCAGAAGATAGGCGTCCTCAATCCGCAGATACACCTTGTCGCCGCCGACCTTGACCGCCATCGCGTGCCGCGGATCGACATAGCCGAAGTCGACGACATCGCTGACCATCCCGGTCTTGGGGTCCAGCACCTTGCGCGTCGGCAGCTTGCCGACCACCTCCCAGAGACCGGGTGCCGGATAGGCCTGCACCAGGTTCATCAGCGTCTTTGCCACCCGGTTCTTCTCGGCGCGAACGATGCCTTCCTGCCGCATGGTGATGATCTGGCTGATTGGATCATCGGCAATTGAAGTCCGCCCCAAGGCGCTTCGCACCTCTTTGCCGCGCATGTCGAAGCCGTTGCCGAGGCGGCCGATCTGCTCGCCATCATCGCGTTCGGCGAAGCCGCGGAGGGGAACATAGTTCTGATACATGCCGCGCCAGCTCTGGTACTGCTGATCGCTGATCAGACCGGCGTTGCGGCGCAGAAGCAGGTCATCGTCCAGCATCTTGCGCAGGCGCTTGGCCAGCGCCTCAAGGGCCGGGACCTTGCCTTGTGCCTGAAGGTCGGCCAGCAGCGCCTGGGCGGCGCTGTCATGGATGCCGGAGCCGCCACCGGCGGCAAATCGCTGCGGATCGCGCTTCTGCATGACCGCGTTGCGCTCGGGGGCGTGCTTGGCAACCATGTAGACCCACAGGTCCTCGCGGCTGATGCCGGCCTGCTTCGATGCGCGCTTCATCGCGTCGAAGAAATCCTTCACCTCCCCTTGAAACAGGCGCTCCAGTCGCTCCGCAACGCGGGCCGGGAACAGGCTTTGCCGCTGCGAGGCATTCAGCCTGTCCGTCAGCGGCTGTCCGGTCGCTGCCTCGATTTCCGCCTGGGCGGCGCGCAGGTAGAGAAACTGGTCCTGGAACGCCTCGCGCACCGCCATGCCGAGACCCCGCTTCGGCAGCGTCCACGACATCGGCAGCGGCGGCTGGTGGAAGCCTGCCGGCGGGCCGAACTGCGCGTTGGCGCGCTGGATGCGCTCGATTGCAGTCTCCGGCACGCTGGTGTGTGCCGAGGGCTGGCCGATTGCCGGGTTGGTCTGCTGGCGGCGGAGGATGGTTGGGATGCGGCTGAACTGCGCTGCGCCCTGACCGCCACCACGCACTTGCCCACGCGCGCCCACCTCACCCGCGAGGATCGCGTCGAACACCGACTGAGCATCCCTGAACCCGGCGCCGCGCAGGGCATTGCCGAGGGCCTTGAGGAACCGGCTGATCTGGTTGAAGGCCCGGGCCAAAACTGGTGTGCGGGGCGCATGCTTGGCGATCCAGGCCTCGGAAAACTCGGCGGCAATGGCCTCCTCGATCTGGCTGATCGGATCGAGGTCGCGGTAGAGCTCGCGGATGTTGTGCTTGTCCATCCAGGACGCCGCCGCCTCGGCTTCGAGCGCCCGCCATTCCTTCTCGCTGAACAGGCCATATTCCCGGCCCCAGAGCGCGGGATCGCGAAGCATATGGATCGCCTCGTGGTGCATGGTCGACATGCTGCCCTCGGTCGAATCCAGAGCGACCTGAACCAGTCCCATGAGGTAGGAGCCGTCGACCGGCACCACGTTGCCGTCGGCATCGGTGCCCAGGAGGCGATCCACGACACGAAGGCGGATCTCTTCAGGCAGGCCCAGCCGCTTCCATGCCTGTTGCAGGGCCGTGCCCATGGCGCGGCGCTTCATGTCGAGCTGATCAGCGCTGAAGCTGGAGCGGCGGTAGCGCTCTTCGGCGCGGGAGAACTTCGGCTCCGCCACCGGATGCGACGGTTCGCTCAAATCAAGCGGCGCCTGCGTCTCCCCGTCCAGCGTCAGGGTGCCGGTGAACGGCTCGACCTGCGCCAGATCGACGTCGCCAAGATCGTAGGTCAGGGTGATGTGCGGCTGATAGGACGGGAAATCCCACGACGCCCCGGCATCGCGGTATTTCTGCCAGTCCTCTTGCAGACGGCGCGCGCTGGCGCCGGTGATTGGCAGGACAATGGCTCCTTCGTCGCCCAGTCTCTTGGGTTGCCCGAAATCGGATACCGTGACCGGGCTGTCGGAGGTGGGCGCCGCGACAGGATCACGGGAAAAAGCCGTGGTGACGTGCAGATCGTCCGCTGCGAGGAGGTTGGTGAAGCCTTGGGCTTTGGCCCATTCGACGAGCGCGCCAGGGTTGCTGACGGCGCGGGAGGCATAGAGCGGCGCCGCCTCGGCCTGCGCCTGGATCGGATCCCGGTCGGTCTCTTCGGCCGCGGCGGTGACGGGCGCGGCGACCAAGACCGGCCCCGCCCGCATGTCGCGCGCCTCGGGTTCGGTGCGGTGCGTCCGGGGCCGTTCGTTGGGCGCATCCACCCAAGCGCCATCCTTCCGCGAGACGGCCTGCACCGTCGCCGTCCACTCGCCATTCGTGCCGCGGTCGAAGCTGATGACGCGATCATGGCCTCCGCCATAGGTGCGGACGATGTTACCCGGTGCGAAGTACTCCGCCAGGCGGTCAAGCTGCGCCTCACGTTCGCGCTGCGCCTTGGTGGTGCGCTGTTTCGGCGATGGGGCAGGCCGCGCCGCCGGCGCATCGAGCAAGTCGCCCTGCGTGTCGAACAACGGCCCGGCGTCGCCCTCATTACCGCCAAGGCGCCGCATCTTGCTCTGCTGCTGGCGCGCGGCGATCTCGGCGCGCTGACGGTCGCTGACCTGCTGACGCGCCTGGGTGTCGCTGATCTCGGCACCGGGGATGACGGCCTGATCGCCCGCGGCGGTGCGGTCGGTTACACCCCGATCGGCTGGTTGGGCGCCGGAATCACCGCGCTCATCCCGCCCGCCTTCGCGTTGTCGATCATCTTCTGCAGGTTGTCCCGATGCCGCTCGATCGTCGCCCGGCTCTCCGGCGACAGGTTCGCCGCGCTGAGCGAGCGGTTCATCTCCGAAAGGGACTTCTCCCATTTCGGGAGATTGCGGCTCATCGGCAGCGTTTTCATCGGTGACAGCCTCCTGATAGCTGCGAACAGCCTGGTCGTGCACGGCGTCGTCAATCGAGCCGCCTTCGCGGTTCAGCCGATCCACGATAGCGCTGCGCTCGCCTTCGGTCCAGCTTCCACCGATCTCGCCCAGCTTGCGGTCAACTTCCTTCGCAATCCGGTTGATGCGGCGCTGGTTCCCGCTTGAATCAGCATCGGGCGGCATCACGCGCCGACCGTCAGCCCCCTCGTCGATGGTCTCGTTCAGACCGCGGGCCCGCCGGTCGCGCGCCTCTTGCTCCATCCGCCGCGCCTCACGCGCGCCATAGCTCACATCGAATGGCGTTCCCGCGGCCTCGCCCGCCAGTGCTTCGATGATCGCCTCACGGTTGGCATAACGCCCGGTTCCGTCGGTCCCAAGCAGCTGCGCGGCGTCAGTGCCCAGCGTGGCTGGGTCGATGTTGTCGAGATCCGTGGCGCCACCCGGCTTGAACAGGCGGGGATGCGTTTGCGGTGTGACGCCGCGCGCCGCAAGCTCGCTCGCGGCCCAGCTGGGAACGGTTGCTCCGTTCTGCTGGATCGTCGGCGCGATGCCTCCTTGGCTCGCGATCTTTGCCATGAGCGGCTGGCGATAACGCAACTCAGGGAACTGCTGCCGAGGCGCCTGCGCATTGCGAGGTGCATATTTCGGCGCCACTTTCGGCAATTCGGCGCGCCGATCGGCCTCGCGGGCCGCCTCTTCCGCCCTGGCGCGCTGGTTGACCTGAGCCAAGTGCTCACCAATCGGGACGGCCTCATACCGATCATCTCGCAGGTTTTCGATCTGCGCGCGGCTCGAGGTCTCCATGATGGCCTCGCCGGTTTCCCGGTCTCGGATTACCCAGCTGGCGGGCTCTCGTGCTGGATCGGCAAAGGAGCCGGGCGCGCTACGCTCGGGCTGCCCAGCCGCAGGCTGATCAACCCGCCCCACAACGGGCTGGGCCTGCGGCTGAACCGGGGCTGCTGCCTGCCCCACGTCACCTGCTTGCGCGGCAACGGCATCGGTGGCCGCCGGGGCGGCCTGTTCCTCGATCGGCGAAATCACGATGTCGCCGTCTTCGATGTCCTGGCGCGGGAGAACGCTCTCGGTCCCGTCGGCCTCGCGGATGCGGATGCCGTCGGGGTCTTCCCCAAGCACCTCAACCGGGAACGGTTGCTGACCGCCGATGGATACCCCCATTCGTGCGCGCGCTGCTGCGGCCGGTGGCGGCGCAACCGCTGCACGGCCAGGAGGCAGCGGCGCAGTCGCGACCGCCTGAGGTTCGGCCGGGACGGGTGCCACGTCCGGCACCTGCCGAGGCACACCGGGGACATAGGGCCGGATGCCGGTGATCTCGGCGCCGCGCTGCACGTCCTCGGGGCTCGGCTCTTCGCGGGGCGCCCTGACCGGTGCCTCGACCTGCGACCCCATGGCCTGAGCAAGCGCGCCGGTGCCAGCGCCGAGGATGCCGCCGATCAGCGCCGACTCCGTGACGCCATCCGACCAGCCGCGCTCGGGGTCGTAATACCCTTGCGCGATCAGGTTGTTTAGCGCCTGCGAAGCCGCCTCCTGCGCGGCCTCCTCGCCCGCGTTTAGAGCGATCTCCCCGAACCGGCGGAACATCGTGCCCGCCACCCTGTCGCGGATGCCCGACGGCAGGAAGCGGAACGCGCGCCCGATCGGGATCACCTCGCTGGAACCGACCAGCGCGCCCCAACCGGCAGCCGAAAGCGCATCGTCCTGACTGGCGCCAGCCTGAAGCGCTTCCTCGTAGACCTGCCCGGAATTGCTGGCCGCGCCAATACCGCCGGTGGCGACGATTGCACCACCCGGGCCGCCAAGCGCGCCACCGGCCAGCGCCGCCCCGAGGAAGGCCGACATGGACCCGGCGCCCTGGGCAAGCGATGCCCAGAAGGACGGATCATCGGGCGGCGTCCCGAAGGTGTCGGCAAACCTGGCGCGCAGGCCCTCCGCAGCCCCACGGAAATCCACAGGCTCCTGCTGGCCAGCGACGGCCTGCTGGCCGGCCGCAATGCCGGAAAGACGCTCCTGCCCCACCTGCATATCGGCGATTCGCTGAGCAAGGATTGCCCGCTCTTCATCGCGAAGGGATGGATCGGCGAGACGCTGCTGCATTTCCATGATGGTGCGCGCGCGCTCTTCCTGTAGACCGGTCGCAGCCTCACGAGTTCCGGCGCTGGCCGGCGTGTCGGCCAAGGATGCCGCTGTCTGCAACGCATCGAGGCCCATGAGCGACGACACCAGCATCTCGTTGGCGCCCAGGCCGAACTGCTGGGCCCGACGCTGCAGGAGCGCCCCAATGCCCTCCCCGGCGAAGGGATCCGCCGCCGCGGCCCGTTGCTCCTCGACGCCGCGCATGACGCCCTCGACGTACTCGGGCTGCATGGTGCGGGCTTCCAGCGCACGGATCTCCTCGGAGACGCGCGCGATGTCGGCCTCGATCTCGGGCCGCTGCTGTTCCGAAGCAGATGCGAGCTCAGCCTCGAGGTTCCTCAGCGTGCCCCGGGCACGCTCCATCATTCCCGCATCATAGGTGATCGGCGTGCGCGGGATCGGCGCGGTGCTGCCCATGGGCGCGGCGCCCGTCTCATGCCGGTAATCGCTCGGCGCCTGGAATTCACCGGACCAGAGGCCGAGACGGGCCGCCTCTGCCGCTTGGGCCTCACGCGAATACTGCTCGCCCATGTAAGGCAGCGCAGCCCCCGCGCCGACCATGCGGCGATTGAGGTCGGTGGTGCCTGACATCAGCGTGCCCAGGAGGCGCTGATAGCGATCGGTCCCGCTGAACTCCGGCTGCGATGGGTTCGCCTCCATCAGGCGCGTGAGCATGTCGGTCGACCACTGGCCCGCGGGCCACTCGCCGTCCGCACGCTGACCGGTCTGCGAGCTTTCCGGCGCGTCGATGCCGGTCATCCGCATCGAGCCCTCGGATGTTCTCACCGTGTCGCCGTCGATTGGCGCCGGCTGCACGGCAGGCGCTGCCGGGGGCGGCGTGTAAATCGAGGCAGGGCGCGGCTGCGGGCTCGGAGCGGCCGCCGCTGGATCCAGCCCGAGCGCCCGGTAAACCTCGCCGCGCGGTCGCTCCGCATAGAAGCGCTGATGCAGGGCATCGGCGAGGTCGTTGTCCGACATCTCGCCATACTGAGGATACCGCGCCCGGATGTCCGCGATAGTGATGGTGGACATGGTGGGTCTCCCTCAGGCGGGTGGCAGGCTGAACAGTCCGAGCGGGTCGTTGGGGTCGATGGCTGGCGCGGCCTGCGCTGCGGAAGGAAGAGGGACAGTGGCAGGCGCAGTTGCCGCGCTGCCTCGCCTCTGAGGCGCCGGCACAGGGTTTCCCTCTCCATCGAGGAAAGGCATCATCTCGCCGCTGGCGGTGCGGCCGAACATGAAGCCGTCAATCTCATACTGGCCGTAAAGCCTCGGGCGCGATCCTCCTGCCGCACTGGACGCGCCACCCGCGCGCGGCGCCGACGATCTGCTGGCGCCACGGCCGGTGCCGGAAGCGCCAGGAAGCCGCAGTTCCTGCCGCAGCATGGTCGATGCGATGGACTCCAGAGGTCCGGGCAGGTCGCCCGATGACAAGACCGAAAGGAGATCCCGCGCGCGCTGTGTTGCGGCGCCCCCGGCCAGTTGGTTCAGCGCTTGCTGGCCGCTGACGTAGTTGCGCTTCTCGTCCATCTGCTGCGCGCGCCCTCCGATCATGGCCGAGGCCAGCGGTGCGAGAGCTGCGAGAAGAGGTGAACCAGACTGCTGCGCGCTGGAATTGGCGCCGCTGAGGGCCGACATGATCATGGGTAGCGCCTGCGCATTGCCCGCCATCCCACCGCCGAAAGCCTTGGCCATCAGTGTACCCCCTCGCCGCGCATCTCACGCTCCATCACCTCGATCCGTCGCAGTGCCGATTGCAGGGCGCCGGCGAGAAGCCCGAGGTAGTCGATCACGTTGATGGTGCGGCCGTCGCCCAGCCCGGTGATGTCGCGGAAATGCTCGGCCATCGGGCCGATGTGTTGCTCGCCATGATCGCCGGCCGGCCGGTTGCTGTCGCGATAGCGCCACACCGCCAGCGGCATCCTGCTCAGGGCTTCGGCTGCCCATGCGTCGCGCAGAGGGCCATCGATTTCCTTCGCCTCCATCGTGCATTTCAGAAGCATGCTTGCGCCGAGGCCACCCAGAGTGCTGGCGGTGTTCATTCTCTGCGCCTGCTGCGCCTGATACTGGGCCATTTCGTTCTGGTACTGCTGGCCGACCAGCCCCGAATAATTCACGCTGGCCATGCTGCCCGACGGCATTGCATTCGGGGGGTTGTAGCCGCCGCCCATCGCCGCGGCGATCTCGGACATGGCGTTCTGGCGCAGGGCCGCGTCCAGCCCGAATTGCCGCGATTGCTCCTGGCCGGACGCGATGTCGGCATCCATGGCCAGCCGCGAGATCGTGTCCTGGGTTTGCTTGAGCTGCTCACCATAGGCGTCATTGAAGCCCTCGGCCCCGACCGGGATACCGCGGGCCTGCAGGTTCGTCAGCAGGCGCTCGTTTGCCTTGTCGATCCCGGGAGACATCATGGAGAACGCCCGGTCGAAGATCGACTGCGCGACATCACCCCGGTCTTGGACCTGCAAGCCCTGCGACAGAGTGCCCATGGACTGATCCAGCACGGTCCGCCCGAGGTCAATCGATGCGGGCTCGAACATCTGGCGCAGCGCCTGCTCGAACGGGCTCTCCACGTATTTCTGTGCGGCCTGCGCGCCCTGCGGAGCGACGCCCTGCACGAACTGCCCGGTAATGGGGTCCGTATAGCCGTTCAGGATCGACGAGCCGCCGGCGGAATAGATGTCCGGCCGGTTGAATTGCGCCTCGGCTGAGGCGGTTTCATACGGGTCCGGCGCTTCCGGTGCGTTGCTGCCCTTGCCCATCGCTGATCCACCTGCATTCGTCTCTGAACATCTTCAGGACTAGCAGCGGGCCGCCGTCATGTGCGGCGAATGCCACGATCGCCTCCCCCTTGAACCCCAGCTTGGTCGCGAGATTGAGGGACGGAAGGTTGCTGCCAGGCACGGTCACCGAAATCGCGTGACAGCCCAGCTGGATGAACGGAAAGGCGAAGAGCTTGAAAAGAGCGCTCCTGCTGGCCCATCCGCTGCCCGGCTCGGCAGCGATCGACACCTCGCAATGGACGCCGTTGAAGCGCTCATACATCACCCCGGCGACCAGTCCCGTCCCGCGGACGACACCAAGCGCCTTGGCGCCATCGCTGATCGACATGCCGGGTATTCTCTTGGCGACCCACCTGCTGACCAGATGGTCGGCGCCATAGAGTACGTCGTCGACCAGCATCAAAGCACCCCGGCGCGCAGGCTGGTCAGCTCGCACCATTCCGCTGAAAGCTCGATGATCAGCTTGAAGGTCTCGCCCACCGCATCGACGGGAATCAGGTCATCCAGCGCGAAGAGTTGCCCGCGACCGCGATGCGTCTCCAGAACCACCGTCTGTTTCGCCTCTCGAATATCGCGCGGGGTTTCCTGGTGATCGCTCAGCACGGTGATGCTGACGGTGACCTCGGACGCCGCCGTCATCCCAATCTTTAGGAAGGTGATCCCGGTGGCGCGCGGCATCCTGAACCAGCCTGTCACCAAGCGGGCCGCGATCAGGTCGCCCTCCTTCGCCTGAACCACCCGGCAAAGTCGGCCATCATCGGCGGTGAACTCGGTGGCCGTCCCGAGGTTGTGCCAGGCAACGGCCGGGAAGTCAGCCTTCGCCCATGAGCCATCCTTGGGCCGGAATATGAACTGCTCGATCGTCTCCGCGATCCTGTTCACCACCACCATTGATCCGTCGTCGGCAGTGTGCATCTGCCAGCGCGCAGGCGTGGCGGCCATCTCCGTCACCTCCTCGGAGATCGCGGCCGAGACTGCGCCGACCAGCGCCAGCACGCTCTGCCGGATGGAATCGGAGAGCGAGATCACCCCGGAGGCCGTGAACATCCAGAGATCGGCGCCCACCTGGGTGAAGGCCTCGCCGCCGAGAGGAGCGGCTGCGTTCACGCGGGTCAGAAGGCGCCAGTCGTTCGGATCGCCAGGATCCAGTCCCTCATAGGCCACTATCACGCCGGTGGTGGTGATAACCGCCAGCGTGTCGTTCATGCCGTGCCCGGCGTCGATCGTCATGCTGCGCAGGGCCGACAGCGAGCCGGTGATGTTGCCCAGCCGGCCCAGTGGAAACCTGATCCAGTTGCCGGATACTGCGCCCACCGTCTCGGGGTAGTAGAAATCGAGCGTCCCGCCCCGCACCCAGAACAGGAGCCGGTCCTGGTGCGCGATCACGCCGCTGAAGGTTGCCGGATTGACGCCCGCGATCTCGATCGACATCTGCGTGAAGGCCGTCCCATCGAAGCGCACGGGCAAGCCTAGGCCATCAGCGATGATGGCGTTCCCGCTGATATAGGCGACATCGCAGGTGGCGGAACTGGCGCGGGTGATGCTGGCCTCGCCGCACACCAGCCGGTCGGCGTGGACCTCGATGTAGCGCGTCTCGGAACCGAACTCGAACGGAATGCGCCGCAAGACGGTCGAGGGCGCGGAAAGGGCCTGCACCTGGCGGCGCAACCGAAGCGATGAACCTGTGCTTTCCCAATTCAGGAACTCCCCTGCATAGATGCCGCTCACCTCTGAGGTCTTGGCCTCGGTGTAGAGCCCCTTCAGCGGCAGCGGGATCGGGATCTCGCGCGCGAGCGCCCCGCCCGAGGCCCTTGTTGCCGCTCTCGCTCTCGCCCACTTCATGTTCACACCTTGATCAGCCAGTTGACGCCAATGACGGGCGGCAGGATGTCGATGCTGGCCCCGCCTCCCGTCTCCTCGATCGAGATCCCGGTCACAGCCTGTTCCACCGTGCCGTCGGCCGAGGTGTCGCCTGTGGTGCCGGCCTCGGCCGCTCCGACATCCGTGCCCTCAGCGGCGGCAGCATCGACGACGGCGGCAGCGGAATGGCTGTGGGGGGTTGGGTTAAAGCTGTGGCCGTGGCCAGGGTCCGTAACGGCGTGCCCGTGGGCAGGAAGCTGGCTGACCGAGAGCGTGATCAGACGGTTGCCCGCAAGCGCGCCCAGGGCGACATCGCCACCGGCGCCGAACATGGCGCGTCCCTGAAGGTTTGGCAGGTTGAAGTTGGCCTCGGTCGCCCCATAGGCATCCCCGATGATCGCATAGAGGTCGGCGAACGCGGCCTTGGAGAGCGCCTGCCCGTTCAGCAGCTTCCATGAGGCATTGGGCTCCTCCGAGGCCATCGTCGGAACGATGGATCCCGTGGGAATCAGCAGCGTCTCGATCGCAGCGATGATCTCTTCAAGGTTGTCGTCGGGAATGTCATAGGTTCTGGTGCGCCGGCGGTTTCTCGTGACCGCTGGGATCGCCATCAGGACACCAGCCAGCGCCCGCCGCCCAGCGGGAGCGCGTCATATTCGGTCGCGCATGCGCCGATGCGGAAAGGGCGGGCGCCACCTGCATCGGTGGCGGCAGCCACAGCCATCTCCGCCTCATAATCGGCGGCATGCTCCGCATAGGGCAGCCCGAGGGCGCGGCGGAGGCGATACGTCATGCCCAACGAAAGGACGTGATCGTCGGAGAAGACGGGGCGATCATCATCGGCCGTAAACTCGGGGCGCCGCACCTCGGGGATCGGTTGGCTCAGGGCTTGCGGGTTCACGCGCTTCAGGATCTCGCTGGGCTCGACCGGCCAGACCCCCTCGTCCCAGCCCGGGGGCGTCTCGTCGAAGGTGATGTTGCCGCTGCCATCCGGGGATTCCAGCACCGTCGACGGGGCCAGCCAGCCATCGCGGGGCACCACCGGCTCGATGGTGACAGGCAGGTTGCTGGCCGCATAATCGCCAGACTTCACCGGCGAAACCACCGGGTAGCGCGAGATATACTCGATCACCACCAGTTCGGTCGCCTGCGGGACTGGCTCGATGTTCAGCGTGTTGTTCTTGATCCGCCAGCCCATCGGTGAGGCGACGGCGGCGCCACCATAGAGCCAAGCGGCCCAAGCTTGGGGCGTGGCTGGGCCGATCAGGCCCATGGGATAGGCGCCGCGCGTTTCGGTGCCGGGGATCATGCGCAGAAAGTCGGGTGGCAGCTGGTAGGAAAAGCGTCCCGGCAGCAGGGAAAAGACCCATTGCGAATGGAAGTCGGAGAGCCCCACGAATTCGGTGCCGCGCAGGTATTCCCGCATCGTGTCCACGGCGGCAATACGAAGCGCCCGGGCGATGCGGGTGTTCTCGGTGAAAAGCGAACGAGGCGGCGGGGCGGTATTGTCCCGCTCCGCCGCCTCCCGCGCGATTTCAAGGATGGTTCGCGTCCCCATGTCCGCCCCCGATTATGCGAGCGGATCGCTCAGCAGGTCGTTGTTGCCTTGTACCGAGGAGAAATCGGACTCTTCACCGATGCCAGGCATGGTGGACGGATCCGGCAGATCCTCGCCCTCCGCTTCGGCGGCGGCCGGCGCCGCAGGAGCTGCCCGGCCACCCATGCTGGACAAAGCGTCGTTCTTCGCCGCCAGCGCGGCGTTCTGCGCCTCAAGCCGGGCGATGGTGGCGCGCAGCTCGCGCGCTTCCTGGTCGCGCCTGGCCTCACGCTCGGCCTCGCTGATCTTGTCCGAAGCGGCATCGCGGCGCCCGGCCCATCCGGTTGCGAGCTTGTGGGCCACGGCGATCTCGCGCCCGATGTTCTGCGCCTGATCGGCTGAGAGGCTGCAGAGATCTTCGACGCTGCGGATGCCGGAAATGAGGAGCTGACCGACCTGCGACATGGTGATGCCTGGGAGTTCCGTCAGCGGCGTGCCGGTCGACGGCAGGTCAGCGCTGCGGGTGAAGGCGTCATACTGCGCGGGGAAGCGCTCGCGGGCCTCCTTCTCGTCGATGTACTTGGTGGAGATCGTGTAGCGGTCGCCAATGGGCGTCATGGCCACGCAAAGCTGGGTGCGGAAGGCCGACTTGCCGCGGGACTGGGGGACGCGCTGGTAGAAGAAATGGGCGCTCACACCACCTTCGCCTCGTGAGGCGACGAAGCCCAGGTGCGAGCTGAGATCCTTGGCGGTGGCGTCCGAGACATAGGCGTTCATGCTTTACTCCGTGGGGCGAGAAGCGGGGAAGCGCGGGCGAAGGCCGCCCGCGCCACTCGATTACTGCGAGAGAACGCCGTTCAGCATCCGGTTGTTGCAGATGAAGTTGCCCATGCCGGCAAGGATCGAGGTCTCGGAGTCCTCGGTCAGGGGGCGTTTGGGGCCACCCAGAACGACGTTGTTCCGGTTCTTGTGCATGATCATCTCGATCGTGCCCAGGTTCAGGAAGCGCATCGCCGCCGGAGCATAGCCGCCCATGCCCCCGTCGAAGACGACCGGCGTGGTGTGGAACATGAGGTTGTCGAAACCGGCGGCCGCCAGTTTCTTGTCCATGAACCGCTGCTGCTGCTGGATGCCGGTCGCATAGGCCGTGTACCAGGTGTTGTCCGAGTAGATCAGGTTCGGCTTGTCGGTCCCGCGCTGCAGCTTCATGTAGAGCGCCAGCATGTCCTCGTAGGCGGTATCCTTGTCGGGCGCCGAGCCGGTCGCGACCCGCTGGTTGTCCCACCAGGTATAGGTGCCGGAGTTGATGCCGCCATAGGTCGAGCCGGCCGCCGACGAGATCATCAGCTGCATGCCGCCCATTTCCTTGCCGCCGGAGCCGGTGCCGTCGCCATGCGCGGACTTGTGCAGCTGGTTCTGGATGGTCTTCTCGGCGTGCTGCATCCGGGCGCGCATCTGGTTGATGATCTGCTCGGAGCCGCTGTTCTGCAGCATTTCGAGGCCCGACATCGAGACGGCGACGGCATATTGCTTCCACGGCACCTCGGCGTCGGTCAGGACTTCCTGCCCGGCGACGTTCAGGGCATCACGCCCGGTGTACCATTGGAAGTTGGCGTTCTCGTCCCCGACCATGATCGGCGTGAGGATGGTATAGCCGCCGCCGATGGTGCGGATGCGGCCGCGCCGGCGCAGCTCGTACAGCAGGATGTTGTTCTTCGAGATGGCATCCGCGATTGCCTTGCGACGATGCGCAAGGGTCGACGCAAGCACCTCACCCCAGGTCGGATTCGCCATTGTGTTCTCCTTTCGGCGAATCCCGCGCTTCAGCCGCTGAAATGCGAGCCGACGAAGTGCCTCAGCGTCTCATCCAGAGACGCATCCGCTCTCAACGCGGGTTGACGGGTGGCGCCCTGGCCGGTGCCGTCGATTGATTTGCTGGCACGCTGCGCCTTCTGGGCAGCGGCCGCCTTGTCTTTCACCTGTTCTGCCACCGTCTTCTGTGGCTGTGCGGCGGGAGTGGGCGCTGGAGCGGCCTGATAGCCGGTCGCGGCCCGAAGCTCGGCCTCAGCGGTGGTGTAGAAGCGGCCCAGATCCTCCTCGGTCACCGGCCGCCCGGTGGCGCGCAGGTGCTCCTGCGCCAGCCCAGCAATACGTCCTTCGAGGTGCTTGAACAGCGGGCGAAGAGGCTGGCCATCGGGGCCGGTGGCATTGACGAAGCTGGTGAGCCGGTCGCGAGCGTCTTCGGCGGCGCGACGCAGGGGCGCGTCGGGGCCGAACTGCGCGGCCTGTTGCTGCCGGGCTTTAAGCTGGCGGTTCTCCTCGTAGACGGCGCGGGTCCGCTCGTCCATGAATTCGAGGTCATCGTCGTCGGACTGATCCTTGACCAGCTTGTAACCGAGGTGCTTGGCGGCATTCTCCAGCACCTGCGCGGGATTGTCGCCGCCGGTCTGCTGGGCGACCCAAGCGAGGTATTCGTCCGGCTTTTGCTGGGCGAAGGCGTTCAGGTCGAGCATGCGCTTCATTGCGGTGGCAGCATCGACGCCGTGGAGCTTCATCTCGGCTTCGCGCCCCTTGAAGATGCCCAGCACGCTGTCGGCCTGACCGATGCGGCGGGTAATCTCTCCGCGGCGGGCGTCGTCGAGGCCGGACAGCAGGTCCGAGGTGCTGGCGCTGGTCAGATCAGCCGGAAGGTCGTCCTTGGCGGCGGCCTGGGTGTCCTCGCCATCCGCCGCCGGAGCGGTATCATCGCCACCGACGCCCGGCTGGGCATCCTCGGCCTTGGCCTGAACATCTTCCTTGGGTGCGCCCTTGACCTTGGCGTCGTCGATCAGGCCGAGGCCATCCTCTTCGGAGATCGTCTCGACAACCACCTGGTCTTCGATCGGGGCGTCCAGTCCGAGGCCGTCGTTCTCTTCCTCGTTCTGCGCCTTGAGCAGAGGCTCGATCGCGGCGCGCAGCTGCGCGTCCAGCTCGTCGTCCTCGTGACCGTTTTCGTCGATGTCGTCGTTGAAGTCAGGCATGTCGCTCTCCGTGGGGTGAAATCGCGTGTGATCACGATGTCAGCCCGGGGGCGCGACGTGCGGCGAAACGTCAGCGGATGCGGTCAGCTTCGGCCAGTGCCATGGCTTGCATTGCAGCCTGACCGGCTTCGACCAGCTTCTGTCGCGCGACGTGCCGGAGACGCGCGGCCTCGCCAGGCGCTTGGCGCAGGGGCAACGCTGCATCGACCGAGGCAAGAAAAGCGTCGGCGTGCCGATTCAGCGCTTCGCGCAGGCGGTCGGCGTCGTGGCTCTGGCTCGGCGGGGGAACGATCTGCGGTTTCACTCGATGGCCTCCACGGCGTCAACGTCAATCTCGGTGCCCTCGGCAAGGCTGCCTTCCTCGAGCGGCGCCGCGAACATATCCGGGGTGTAATAATCGGTGTCGGTGTTTTTCATCTGGATGATGGTCGCGGTGATCTCGTCCAGCTGCTTGCGGTCTTCGACCCAGGTATTCCGGTGGCCAACACCTTCGTCATATTCGACGAAATCGTGGCGCTCCATGTATTCGCGCTTCGCCTTGCGATCGCCGATGATCTCGGGCTCGCCAACGGCACCGGCCACGAACTCGTCGAAACGAGGGGCCAGTTGCGGCGCGGCGAGATGTGAGCGCGGCGGGGCCGGTGCCCGGCAGTTGTGCGGAACGCGACCGGCTGGATGCCACCCGCCGCAGGTCTTGCAGAGACGGGACCGGCCGGGCGCGCTATCCAGCGGATCGCGCGGGCCGAAGATGCGGGCGTATTCTCCGCCCAGATCGGACATGGCGGCGCGGGTCATGCTTGGCTCCGCAGAATTGCGCGCTCGATCGCGTCGATGATTTCGCGTTGGCGCAGAAGCGCAGCGCGCATCTGTTCTGCCCAGGACATCACACCGCCTCCTCGAACTGCGCCCGGAACTCGGCATCCCCTATGACAGCGAAGCCGTCAGCGCTCTTCACAATCCACTCTCCCGGGCGCGCGATGGTCTGACCGCTGTCGTTGGGAAGGTCCAGCAGGTGGCCCATGGCGTCGGAAGCGATGGCCGCGCAACACCAGACCGCGATGGTCGACCACATCGCGGCCTCCTCCGGCCCGCGGCGGGGATCGGGCAGCCGGTAAGCATCGACGATAACGGGGCGGGGACGGTACTTGGGCATCGTGGGAATGCTCCTGTTCAGGGTTTCTCGGGCGACTGCGGCGGCTGACCGGCGGTGTGCGCGGCATCGGCCATCAGATCGACGCCTTTCATGCGCATCTCGTGTTGGCGGTCCTTCTCGGAGTCGACGGCCTCTGCCTGGACCTTCATCTTGTCGACCTCCGCCCGGATCTGAGCGACCTGCACCTGCACTGGCGGCCCCTGGTTCGGGGCTTCGGCATCATCCGGCAGCTGCATGATCATCGACTCGAGCGTCCGGGCCTTCGGGAAGCCACGGATGCCGAACAATAGCAGCTCCTTGACCAGCTTCATTTCGAACATGCCGGTCGAGACCAGTGGAGCCAGGCGCTCGACGAACATGCTGAACGCCTGAATGAACTCCACCCGAAGCTGCTTGTCCTCCATCTCGTCGGCCAGAACCGTCGAATCCGTCTCGATGGAAACCGTGATCTTGCGCCCGACATCCGAGCGCAGGCGAGCATGCACCAGTTCCCAGGACGTGCCAGGAACCTCCGGCACCTCAGGGGGTTCGGGTGGCGGTGGCAGTTGCAGGCCCGCCCGCTGGGCCGTCTGATAGTCCTGCGCAACCATCTTGATCTGTTGCTGCACCATGGCAGCCTGCGCTGCGATCATAGCCCGATCCGCCTCGGTCATCGGCAGATCGAGCCCGGTGATGGATGCCAGTGTTTCGGTGTCGAAGTGCTCGACCCCGATCTCGATCATCAGGCGCAGCATGTCCCTGGCGTAGACGGCGATCTTGCGCTGCCTGTCCTTGAGCCGCAGCCCAGCGTATCGGCCCTTAAGATTCTGGGCTGTCGCAGTCTCCGTCGGATCGCCCTGGGCCCGCATGATGTCGCTGACGCCGGACGCCTCGAACATCGCGTTCTTGGCCTGCTCGCGAAGAAGGGCGAGTGCTTGCAGCGCCGCAACCATCTCCTGCAGCGGAAGCCATTGGATCGCATCCTTGATGCCGCCTTTCTGCATTAGCGACAGCCAGTTGGATACGGGCACCATCTGGCTCTTCCCGCTGAGCAACTGCTTGATCTGATCGGTTATCTCTCCGGGAAAGAGCCCGGAGACGCTAATGACGTTCAGGATTTCGCGCATCTTCTCGGTGGCGAGGTCGATCTCCTTGGCGCGCTGCTCGTAGTATTTGACATCCGGCCGGGGCGTCATCTGCTCGCCCTTGGTCGTCGCCAGCAGGGGCTTCGGCATCGGGTAGAAGCCCTCAAGCCCCAGCGGATCCGGCTCCTTGTCGAGGATGTCGTCTTTGAAGTTGGGACTCCACCAGATCACGGTGCCGCTCTCGCGGTTCCAGATCTCCCAGACCACAGCGGTGTCGAACGGGCTGGCACTGACCTCGCCGGTTTCGTCCTCCGACCGGTCGAAGGATGTCACGTCGCGGTCATCGTCGCTGATGCCTTTGGCGGTGTCCTGCATGCCCAGCCGGGTGAAGGCCATGCGAGCGCAGACCTCGCGCCCGAACCGCTTCTCCACCCGACTGCGCGTCATCGGAATCTCAAAGGCCAGCCATGGCAGTTCATCCCACGAATGCCCACCGGCCAGCAGCAGCCGCCGCCATTCGGTGCCGCGCGCATAGACCCGCTCACTGGCCTTGGCTGCGACCTTCATGGTCACGCCAGCCTCGTCCTGAATCTCGACCTCGATGATGTCGGCGGCGTAATAGACCCGTCCGGCCCCGCGCCCGGTGATCAGCCAGTCGTCGCGAACGCGCTCCATCATGTCGTCGAAGCGCTCGGTATCGAGGATGTAAGCGGCGAGCCGTTGAGCGGCTTCGGCCGCCTGGAGGTCGGTCTCGTCGCTCTTGCCGTCGCCTCGCCAGCGGCGGCGAACCACCGGCTGCGGTGTTTCCGAATAGAGCATGGGCTTGAGGGTGTCGATGTTGGCGTGGATCAACGCGGTCTTGTCGGTGATCCTGTCCTCGGGCTTCCCATTCGCACCCGGGTCCGTGTCCTCGCCGAAATAGAGGGTGTCGGCCTCCAGCGCCTCGACGCGCCAGCGTCGCTCATGGGCCAGCGCCGCAGTGATCTGCTTGTGCCAGAAGATCCAGTTCTCGTCCGGCCCGCGCTCCGATGCCTCCGTGTCGCTTTCCGGCAGGTAATCGCTCTCCGGCCCGCGCACGGGCTCATGCGGTTCCGCGTCGGACCCGTCTTGCCCTATCGTGGTGGCCGGCACGATCTCGCGCATCAGTCGCGCCTCCTGCTCATCTGAAGCTCATGGGCAGACCATAGGTCGTCGAGGGTCTGCTCGTGCGGCGTTTTCGGGGGCGGGGCCGTGCCCTGAATGATCCGGTCGATACCGCGGGCAAAGAGCGAGGCGGTGTCCACAGTGTCGTCGTGCTTGCCACCCGGGAATTGCAGCAACTCCGTCACGAAGGCATCGAGCGCCGCCACCTGGTCCGCATTCAACGTCTCGCGGCGCGGCAGGAACATCTTGCCCATGGCGGCCATGCCGAGAAGCACCTGCGCCTTGGCCTCCTTCTTGGGCGAGGAGGTGATCTGCACGCGGTCGATGTAGAGCCGTTCGCGCTGCAAGGTTTGATTCAGGAAAGGGCCCACGGACTTGATGATCTGGCCGCTCTCCTCGAACCACCTGGTCGGCTTCCATTTCCGCATCAGCCGCACGAGCTCGGACGCCCACCGTTCCGCCGTGAACCGCCCGCGCCAGATGTCCATGAGGTAGAAATTCCAGTCGTCGTCGACGGCCCAGACCATGTGCACGGTGAAGTCGGGATCGCGCGCACCGGCCTCGGCCGTGACCGCGTAATCGCTCGACCCGTAGAAGGCGAGGCGCGTGAGATCGAGAGACGGGCCCCAGGTCTGCTCGACATGCGCGGCGGAGAACATCAGGCCTGTTTCTGGCGTCGGGCGCTGCTGGTAGAGGGCCGACCAGTTGAAGCCGCCGCGGATGCGCTCCGGTCCCAGCTGCTCCTCTCCGAATTCCTCCGGCCAGAGCCATTCGCCGATCTTGCGGCCCAGCGGGTCGTCCTCGCGGTTCGCCATTGCTGGGAGGCAGAGCACATACCAAGGCTCGCCAGTCTCCCGGTCCCGGATCCACCCGCTCTCCCCGTCCCAATTCTCCGGCAGGATGCGGCCCGCAGGATCATCCATATGCCAGCGGGTAAAGGTCATCAGCTGCTTGCGGCGGCCCTGAAGGCGGGTGCGCATGTCGGTGATGTAGTTGTTCCAGACCTTGTTGCGCTGCTCCGGCGACATCGCCATCTCGCGGCCCTTCACGATGTCATCCATGAACAGCCAGTCGGCCGGGCGGCCGTGGGTGTTGCCTGCCATCGAGCCGAAGCCGTTCAGCTCGCCGCCGGCCGTGGTCTTCCAGCGCCCCTTGGCCTGGGAATCCGGGGCCAGCTCGACGCTATCGAATGGCCATTCCGGCATCCGCAGGTAATTCCTGATGGCGCCGCCGATCTCCTCGGAATACTCGCCGGTGTGCGTCACGATCATCTCGTAGGCCTTGGGGTGGCGGCCGAGGATCCAGGCGGGGAAGAGCTTTGAGACGGTCAGCGTTTTCGCGTGCCGCGGGGGCTCGAACAGCATCGCCCGATCGATCTTGTCCTCCTCCATCGCCTGACACAGAGCGGCGACCTTGCGGATATGCCGCGGCGGCAGAAACCCGGTCATGCGCATGTAGAAGGCCAGGAAACTCTCCCTGGCCCGGCGCCTGTCGATCTCGTCCTCGATCCGCAGCAGTTCCAGCTGCTCGTCTCTGGTCAGGGGTTTCGTCATCGCCGCGCCCTCGGTCAGCTGTGGGGCCGCCTCCCCTCTTCCGCCCATATCGCCCGGCGCTTCCATGCCGCCAGGTTCTTGATCTGGATGGCCATGACACCCATGACCGGACAACCCGCCATCTCGGCGACCTCGGCCGCATGGACCCGCACCGCTTCGTTGACCTCAGCCACGCTGCGAGCTCCGCGCAGCGCATCCTTGATGGCTTCGACCCTGGCGACTTGCTCCGCGGTCATGGCCGATCACCGAGCGGCCCACTGCCATGCAGCACGCCGTCGATGGTCAGGCCGGGCAGGCGCGCGAGGTTGTCGTTGACCACCTGCTCAGGATCGGACCCATGCAGCGTGATGCAGTAGCGCCCGCCGTCCGGGCCGGTGTAGCTGCAAGCCCAGGGCGTCAGGGGGCCGATGGCGAGCGGGCTGCGGTCCTCGGCAGCGATGCGGCGCAGGGCGGCGAAGTCGTTCATGGGCTCACCGCATCGACGTAACGCCAGTTGCCCGGCAACTCGCAGCGCAGCACCGCCGATCCGCGAAAACCACACGGGCGTCGCCCCATGATCACCTGGGTGTCGCCTTGGCGCGACGTGAAGAGAATCGCACCGCCGATGAAACGATCAGCCTCCACTAATTCGCAGAAGGTCGCGAAATCCGGCATCTCCGTTTCAATGATCTGGAACCGCGGTGCGCGCGCATGCCCATCCTCGCTTTCCCTTTCGAACCACACCTTCACGATAGTCCCTGCCATCATCCTTCCTCTGCCTTGCGACGCGCCACCAGCGCAGCACGACGCTCCGCCAGCTCATCGTCCGTGAGATCCGTGAATGTCTGCACCCCGATGGGCCCGCCGTCCTTCCCGGTCAGTTCACGCTTGTCGACCAGCCCGAGCTTCCGTGCCACGATGGCGGGATTGAGGAGCCCGGCGGCCGCACCTTCCAGCTGCTGCGAGGCAATGATCTCTTCGACCGCCTCGATTGTCTCGGCGAGGTCCGCCCGCTCGCTCCGCCAGTCCCTCCACGCCCGGCTGGTGACGCCGATGAAGATCGACAGCGCCTCGATGCTCATCACTCGCATCTTGCTGACCTCCGTGTGAACCGGCTTCCCCTCGTACTGAAATGCCTTGGCCTCTTTCAGCGGGTTGCCCTCGCACCATTCGAAGTACTCGAAGCAGGCATCCCAGAGATCCTGGGCGGTCTCGAACTTGCGCGGCGGGCCGGTGAAGGCCTTGCGCCTGCGCCACAGCTGGTTGCCGGTCGGAAAGCGCGTTTCATGCGACGGGTTCCAGTCGTCGGTGGCGTCGATCATCCCAGAACCTCCTCTCCACGCGGGGACAGGCCCCAGCCCTTGATCTCCTGCGGGGCGACCAGGCCCTTGCTTTTCAGCGATGCCAGGATCGTTCCGGCCACTGCATCGGAATTTCCGAGCGACGAGCTGACGGCGTTGCGGATCGCGCGGGTGATGCTTGTGTCGTGGTCGCGGTCTCGGATGGCGATCAGCGCCCGCCATTCCGAGGGCGTCACGATGCCCCGGATGATGCCCATGGGCCCTGCCGGCGCCTCGGTCCTGGTGGCGATGTATGTCCAGCCCGTCGCGGCCGCGGTGCGGAACCGATGCGATGTCGGGATCACGCAGCGCGCCTCCTGCAGGATCGTCACCACCTCAGCCACGTCGTTGAGATCCGGGCTCTCCGTCCGATCTGAGGCCAGCGTGCCGATGTGGTAGATGCAGGCATCCCGAGGCGATGCGTCCTGCACCCAGCGCCCCAGGCTCTCGATGTCCCAGACGGTCTTGCGAACTGGGGGCCCGCCAGTCACATCGGCCCTGCGAAGATTTCTTCGCGGCGTATCGTCGCCGCGTCGGATCAGCGCCATGGCCTCGGAATTCCTTACAGAAATTGTCGTCAGGCCCGTATCGACCCGGCGCGCAATAAGCCCGCGCCCCTCGATCAGCGCCAGGAACCGCTGCACACGCGCCGCGGTCCACCCGAACTCGGAGGCCATGGATCGCACGGAGGCGGTGAATTCGCCCGGCGCGTGCATCCGACCGTGGATAACCGTCCCACCGTGGCTGCACCGATGGATGATCCAGAGCCACGCCTCGCGCTGGCTCATAGGCTCGGGCCGAAAGATGGGGGTATCCCAGATGTTGCGCATGGTGGCTGTCATCCCCGGTCATGCCTCTTACTGGCCTGCCGCAGCACAGGGTCCTCGCGCCATTGCCGGGCGCAGCGGATGGCGCCGACACGCGGGGCGGTGGCCTGCCGGTCGTCGCGGGGCAGATCGCCCAGCCTCGGCGGCGGGGCAGCGGCCGATACCGGGCGGGCCGGGTTGGCGTCCCCGCAGCCGCTGACGCTGATCTGGGGGACGGTGATCGTGGTCTTGTTGATCGATGGTCGGGTCATGGCGCTATCCCCTTCCTGATGTACTCGGCCAGCTCGTCAGCGAAAGCCGGCCCGCAGCGTTCCACGGCCCAGGCTCTGGCGGCCTTCGCGATGGCTTCGCGGTCCGAGGCTCGGATGTCGTCGAGCTGGTCGCGATTGAACAGCGGGCCGATCTGGGTTGGTTCCGGGCGCGGCTGGCCGATCTGTAGCGTGGACCGCTGGCTCCTGGTCGGGTCGGGGCCGAGACCGCCGACAGGGATGATGCGGCCAACAGTGTAATCGCTCATGCCAGCGTCCCCCGGTAGGCATGGAGGATGGCGAGGAGCCATGCTCGGGCCTCAATCTCTGTGTCGCCCACGCCGACAATCGGGCCAGAGGGCGACCAGATCGAAACCCTGATGCCGCATTCTGGCGCGGTTGCATCAACGTCGCGGGTGTATCCCGGCAGCAGCGCACCATGAAGCGCCTTGGCTGCGTCGAGGGAGCCGTGGTAGGCGGCGATGATCGTGTGGAGGGTCATCGCTTCTCCGTCGAAAATCTCGACCGGAAAGGCTCTGGAATTGACTCCGAGGTCTTGAAGCACCAGCCTCCCGGCTTCGATTAGCCCGACGAGGTTTTCCAGCGCCTCGGCCTGCCTCGGGCCTCCGTGGATGCGGATCACGCCGCTCATCACATCACCTCCAGCGGCCCGGCAGGCTCTACGCGCTTCGGCGCCACCACGGGCAGGCTTTCCGCCCGGTCGATCATCTCGCGCAGGGCCTTGGGGCGGCGGATGCGGTAGCGAATGATACGGGTCGCATATTTGTTGAAGCCTGGGACAAGCTTCACGGACCATTGCCAGTCCCATGAGAAGCCTCCTCCAAGTCCTGCTGTCACGACAAATATCTCGCGACTCCCATCCGAGTGGACATCCTCGACCATGACTACGGTTCCGACTGGCACCGGCAGCCCCTTGCCGTCATGCTTGACCCACGGCCCCCACTCGTCGCTCATGCTTCACCCCCGAAACGCTTCGGTTCCGCGGTGACGAAGCCGCGCTCGGCGCGATCCTCGCCGTAGACCTCGCGGATGATTTCCTGCGCACGGCCGGGCGCCACGGGGGCGCGTGCCGGTTCCTGCGCCCGCCTCATCGGCACGATGCTGGGCCGCGGGCGCCGATCCATGGCGATGCGGTAGAGCGCCCCGGCATCAGGCTTGATGAGCAACCCGCGCTCGCTGCGCGGCCCGGTGCGCTGGTACTCGACCCAGGCGGCAAGGAGCTCGTCGTGGCTCAGCGGCGCCAGGGTCTCGACCCATGCCTCACGCTCCATCGCCTCTACGGCGTCCGGCACGTCCTCGCGCCAGAACTGGTTCAGGATCGCCCGGACACGGACGGCGATCTTGCCGCGATGGGCCTGCTTCTGCTCGCTGGTCAGGGCATAGTACCCCGCCGGCCTGTCGATCTCGTTCATCACCCAAATCCCTTCGCTGTCCCGTGCACTGCGGCATCGACGATGCGCCGCTCTCGCTCCTCAGCCTCGATCCTGCGCTGGTCCCGCTGATCGTAGGCTGGCCGCCCCGTTTGCTGCGGCGAACCGCCGTTTTGAGGCCGGACTGGAACGACTGCGGGTGCCGAGAGCGCGCCGCTGAGCTCCTGCATGGCCCTGGTGAAATACCGGAACGTGCTGGGCGGCGACCTGCCCGCGCTGATCCGCTTGACCTCGGCGACGATCACCTCCTCGGTCATGCCGGGCAGATCGAGCCATCGGCTTGCCTCGGCCATGTCAGCTTGCGTCCCGACCACCCGGCACGATGGCCCGGTGATGCCGGTGACCGGATTGCCGCCCATGGCCTCGATGATGCGCTCTCGGAAGGTCAGCGCCCCCGGCGGCTCGCGCTCGGACGCGCGCGTATCAGCATCACCATCTAATGTTGGGTTGTTGGGTTGTTGGGAAGGATAGTACCGCGGATCATCCGTTGGATTATCCGCGGATTGATGTGGTTTGTTATTTTTCAACTGCTTATCGGATTTTTCGCCGTTTTCGTCGGATCGCTCGTTGCTTCCCTGAGGTTTTGCATAAGCACCTCTTTTTCTGTCAGACTGCTTTTGCACCTCAGTCTCGACGTACTCGGCCTCCTGTCTCAGACGCTTCGACACGAGGACATCACCCTCCGCCTTGAGGAAGTCGCGAAGCACGGGGCCAACCCTGGATTTCCATAGGCGCAGCGAGACACGGCACACCCGAGCTAGGCGCGTGTCGTCGTTCGGGAAGTCGCAGGACTCGCGCGTCCACATCGCCATGAGCAGCAGCATGTACGCACCGATCTCATCCGCTTCGAGGTGTTGCGTGTCGCGCTGGAACGCATCGACCCACAAGGGGCACGGTCTCTTGGCGCGTGAGGCTTTGGCATTGAAGGCCATCAGAAATCACCCCGCTCGTGCTTCCGCCAGCATACGCCGCAGAAATACTTGAACCGCTGGGGGTCGCTGTAAGGGATCTTGCTCCACGCGATGCTGACGGCATCGAGACAGGCTTCTTTCCCGATCTCCCGGACAAACCTTCGAGCGCTCTGGATGCGCGTGATCGACGTGCCTTTGGATGATCCCGGGATCAGGGCATCAAGAACCTGCCAGGCGTCGTCCTCTATTCGATCCCGAATCGCCTGCATGATTGCCGCGTACCCTTGCAGCTGCGCTTCACGCTCAGCCGCTTCGACCGCACGGTCTTCGAGGCTCTTGGGCGCTGAGGAAAGCAGGCGCGCGCCTTTTCCGAGATTGCAATGCTCACAGGCGGTTACGAGGTTGTCCTCGTCATTCGTGCCGCCCTTCGCGACGGGATGGATGTGGTCGACATGAAGGATTACCGCGGGCGGATGAGCGCCGCAGTATTGGCAGGTGAACTTGTCCCGCTTGAACACCTCGAACCTGGTGGTCTTCGATATTCCGATCCTGCGTCCCGACACCTCACACCCCCAAGGCCGCGCGGAGATCGCGCAACTGCTGGACATTGGCCACCGGCGCGGCACGGCGCAGGAGAGCGCAGGCCTGCCCTTCATCCACCCCTGCCTCGGCCAGGATCTGCTGGGCCACGCGGAGGTGTTCGGCCCGAAACCAGAACAGCGGCTCGTCAGGACGCGGCATGACGCCGGCAGCGGTCAGGAGCGAGCCCACGAGGTTCTGCGGATGATCGCGGTGCGGCGGCGTGACGGGAGAGGCGGATGATGTCGCCATCTGCGTCGGCGCAGGGCGCTCGGTGGGTACTGCAACAGGCTCAGCGACAGGGTTGACGCTGGCGATCACCGGCAGCGCATCGCCCGCCTTGACACGAGGCTCCGGGAAGGTCTCAGCGTAAACCCGCTCGCGGGCCACATGGTCAACCACGGCCTTGAAAACCTCGGTGCCGGGGCGCTCGTCTGCTGCCACCTCAAACGGGCGGAGAAGCTGGTAGACGCTGGGGGCGGTTCCGCTGCCTTTTTCGACGACAGCAACAAGGTCGACTTCGATCAGGCTGGCGATCGCTCCAGCGGCCGCCTGGGCGCTGACGCCGCACATGTCGCCAAGATCGCGCAGGCTGATTCCGACGCGGCCGCGGTGGTCGGCGTGAAGCGCGAGGACCAGACGAGCGAGGCGCTGCGCGCCCCGAGGCTGCGGGTCGGTGAGGGCGAGGTGGGTGTCGAGAGCGCTCATGCGATCCCCAATTCAGGTTGCCGCCAGTCGACGCGATCGAGCCAGCGAAAGTCGGGATGGTTGGACTTGGTGTCTCGGGGGTCGTCACGATCCCAGACGAACCAGGCGTTGCGCTGGGGCGCCTGCCCCTCGCCGGTGAAGTCGAGCTTCCAGCGAAGGAGGTAGCAGTAGGAGAAAGGCGACGTGTCCAGAAGCTCTCCCAGGCCATTGATACGCCCTGCCGCCCATTCCCAGCCCAGGAGGAGCGCGAGATAGCGCCATCCCGGCATCGCGAGGGTGTGCCGCAACCAGACTCCATGCCCGTCGCGCGCGGTTATCAGGCCATATGGCGGGTTGGTGATGATCACCGGGGCGCGGGATCGCAGGCACGAGAAATAGTCCGCGGTCCAGCTGTCAGGACAACCGCGGTCGACCAGATCGGAGGCGGTGCATGGAAGCCCGGCGGCGCGGATCTCGCGCACCAGCGCGCCGTCGCCGCAGGCGGGCTCCCACACAGCGCCCAGCTGGCGGATGCGGTCGCCATCCGCCGCCAGCAGCGCGCGGATCGCCTCGGGCTGGCCTGTCGGGTAGAAATCGTCGGCGCGGCGCTGATCCTGCGGCACCTTCTGGTCGGGCAGGTCGCCGAACATGCCGGGCCCGCGCACCACCTTGCGGCGCGTTGCCTTGAAGAGCGCCTTGGAGGATGCGGCCGTCATGCTGCGCTCCTCATCCATGCGGCTTCACGCTTGGCGCGCTTCGCTGCCTTGGCGCGCTCCGTCTCGGCCTGGACGCGCATGGCTTTGGCCATGCGACCCTCCCAAAACGCCTTTATGCTGATCGCTGGGAACTTCCCGCAGCGGCCGCGAGACTGAAGCCCGAAGCGGTCTCGATAGTGCCGGACGCTGAAATAGGAGACGGCAAAGTGGTCCGCGATGTCTTGGTTTCCGACGCCGGCTGCCCACATCGCCGCAAACAGATCGCGGTCGACCGGCTTCGACATGCGCTTCCTCGGGTAGCCCCGAGGCGGAAAGCCGCGCTTCTTGGCGCGCAAGTTCACGGCCTGCTCGGTGATGCCGAGCATCGCGCCGATCTCGGTCTGGGTGATCGACATGTCGTCCCAAAGGCGCCTGAACTCGGCAATTGTGATCTGCTTCCCGCGCTTCCCGCTCACCTCAGCAACTCCCTCAGCCCCTTCGCTACCTTCCCGACGATCTCGGCCGCGAGCGGCGCGCGCGGGGCAACCCGGATCTCAGCCACGGCGCCGGCCATTCCTGGCACCCAGTACACGGAGATTCCGCGCACCCATTTGCGGCTGTCGTCGGGGATGACCTTTGCCTTCACCAAGGCGTCGAGGTAGGCCTTGGCGGTGTTGTCACTGTCCATCTGGCCGACCCCCTTCTCGCCGACGAACAGCGATATGGTGACCGGCAGGGTGAAGCGCGGCGCCTGATTGGCGTGGATGGCGTCGCGCGCAGTTTTCTTCCAGGACGCGTACTCGGCAGAAACCACCCGCCCCTTGCCCGGCTCGTTGCGGAACAGGTTGTTCGTGCTGATCGGCCCCGGCAGGGCGAGCGAGACGGGTGGTTCCAGATCGAGCATGGTCAGGCCGCCTCGATCGCGCCGAGCGACTCTGGCTCTTCGTCGGCAGGCTCCTCGCCCTCGTCGCCATCATCCGCGCGCTCGGGAAAGTCGCCCGCGATCTCGAGCTCGCCCTGGTCCTTGTCGATCTGGGCCGGGCCCCGCTCGGCGAGGAAGCTCTCGCTGTCGATCATGACCAGCGTCACCATGTCGCCGACATGCTCGCCGAGGATCGAGCGGTTGTGCTCGATGTTGGGACAGGTGATCTTGGCCTCGATCCCCTTCTCGCCCTTGATCTTGACCTCGCCCAGCGTGATCACGACATGCGCGAAGTCGGTCTTGGTCACTTCGCGCACCGCCTTGCGCACCAGGTCGCGCGCCGCAAGATCGAGGCCGTTGGCCACCTCGGTCTGCTCCTGCTGCGACAGTTCGCTGAACGGCCGCTTCAGCAGGCGAAACCGCGTCAGCATCGCGTCGCGCAGATCGCCGGACAGCGTGTTGGCGTTGATGTCGCTGTCGACCTCGGGCAGCAGCTCGGGGCCATCGTCTTCCGGCGCCGCGGCGCCTTCGACCTCGGCCTCAACCTCGGGCGTGTCTTCCTTCTTCTTCATGGTGGTCTCCTATGGGAGCCGCTGGGCGGCTGTGGGGCCCGCACCCTCGGCGCGGGATTTCATGGCGGCCATGAGGCGCAGGTGCGCGTCAGGACGATCCCGCCGATGGTGGCGTCACGGTCCCGGTCGGCGTGGGCGATGCCGGTGCCTACCGCGAGCAGGAGAGCCCAGACCCAGAGGATGGTGGCGATGATGTGCAGGATCATGCGGGCGTCTCCACGCAGGCCGCGAGCGTGGCGCGGTGATGCTCTTCGGCGGCGTCCATCGCGCCCTGCAAGCTGCGCTCGATCAGCGAGCCCGGCCCGGTGCTGTAGCCGTTGCGATACCAGCGCCAGTTGTCTTTGCCGTCAGCCCCGGCGACGGTGTACTCGGCAATGGGCGTGATGGCACGAAAGCGCTGGGGATAGGTGTTCGGGCCGGTTTCCCGCTCCCAGACGAGCGGCTTGGAGGACAGCGCGGTCATGCGGCGTCACCGGACTGGGCGGCGGGTTTCTCAGCTTTCATTGCGGGCGAACTCCCTGAGAAGAGAAGAAAACTTCTCCGCCTTTTGGTTGCAGATCGCCCAGACACGCATCGCGCGAAGGGCGCGGGCCTCGTAGAACCGGGCGGCGAGATAGAGGGCGAGGCGTCTCATTCCTCCCGCCCCTCGATGATCTCGAAGATGTTCTCGGCCCCGGCCAGCGCGAGAACGCACAGCACGGTGCCCAGCTTGGCGTCATGCTCCATCTTCATCAGGTTCTCGACCTGCCGCGGGCTCAGGTCCAGGACCGGCCCGGCGATCTGCGCCTTTTCCCGCATGGAAGCGCCCGGGAAGGTCCGCCAGAGCAGGTCTGCAAACCAGCGGCGCCGATCCTCCTGAGACACGCGGTTGAATGCGAAGGAAGATGCGAGATGAGGGCGCAACAGTCGCCGCCGGGAAAAGCGCAGGAGCGGGATGGATGGAAGGATCATGCGGCGTCCTGGGGTGCGGTATTGCGGTCTTCGGTCGCGGTAAGCTCGTTGAAGGCCGTGGTGGCAGCGCGCCAGAGGCGCATAGTCGGCTCGAACTCCTGACGCTTCCAGCGGCCCCAGGTCGTCTCTGCGATCTCAGCCCTGCGGCACATCTCGGCGACAGTTTTCCCAGCCTCGCTGAGCTGGCGCTCCATTTCAGGGATGTCGGACGGCATCCAGGTCATCGATGCTGGCTCCTCGGGAATGCATTTAAGCATGAGAATGCATTAATGCACCGCTGCGGTCAAGTGCATCTTTGCAGCGTGCCGTGCAGGACTGCAGCGAGTACCGTGCTTAAATGACCGACGTTCGAGCAATCTCCTACATCCGCCACGTCCTCGAAGAGCGTGACATGTCGCCATCAGCCCTGGCCGAGGCGGCCGGGGTCTCGTCGACAACGCTGACGCGCCCCTTGAACAACCCGCATCACAAATTTGAGGTGTCGCTTAGAACGCTCAAGCTGATCGAGAGGGCGACCGGTGTACCAATGGGGCCGTTCTTCGGCGAAAGCGGTCAGACTGGGGCGGTTGGCCGACCTGTGGCGGCAAACGGTGACGCTCTCGTGCCGATATTCGATGTCGAGGCCAGCGCCGGGTCTGGCGCGGTAATCGACCATGAGTCCATCGTCGACACCTTGGCGTTCCCGCGCGGCTATCTCCAGCAGATCACCAGCACGCCTCCCTCCAAGCTGGCCATCATTTCAGTGCGCGGCGACAGCATGGAGCCGACTCTGGGCGACAAAGACGTGGTGATGATCGACCTGACCAAGAAGAACCTGGGCTTCGACGGCTTGTTCGTTATCCGGGTCGATTCTGTGCTTCATGTGAAGCGTATCCTGCGCGGCGCGCGTGCGGGCTATGTTCAGATCGTTTCCGACAAGAGGTCGGAGTATCCGGCCTATGAGCGCTCCATTTCGGAGATCGAGGTCATCGGCAAGGTTGTCTGGTATGGGAGGAAGGTATGAAGAAGCTCACCGCCGTGATGGTTTTGTTGGCCGGCTGCGCGCCGACCTATGGCTCAATCTCATCGACCCCGATGCAGCTGGGAGACGGAAGCCTGGCCTATCGGTATCAAGGGCGGGCCAATTTCGGGCATCAGCTCGCCGAGGCAGACAGGCAGATGGCTGAGCATTGTGCTGCGGTGAATGGCGGAAGGCCGGTGATGGTCAGACAAGACACGCGGCAGATTGGCGGCGGCGGATTCGTCCAGGCTCAGCCGACGGGCTTCGCTTCCTTCAGCGCGATGAGCAACCAGAACCAGGAGATCCTATTCCGCTGTGTGCCAGACTGATTGAGACTCCGCGGCGCTGGAGGTGGCGATGTCGATAAACGGATGGGCCGCGGTCGTCGGCGCGGCAGTGGCGCTCTGGATTGCCGGTGGCATCACCTATCAGATAGGCCAGCGAACCGGTGAGCGGAACGCAATCGACCGGGAAGCCCGAGAGCGGCGTAGCCACGAAATTCTGGTTCTTCAGCAACAGGCCCTGAACTCGCGCCCCACCGAGGAGATTTGCCAAGAGGTGCTGCGCGAAAGCGCGGAGGATATGGTCAGGGAAATGATCCATAGCGGCGAGGCAGCAGAGGTATGTGAGGCCGTGCTGTATGACCCCCGGCAAGATGGCGACTCCTTGGATTGGAGCGAATACTACGCGCGACGAGGAGGCTGAGCCCCGCCCAGCTCGCAAAAGACCTGCCTCTGCGCCCCGCCCCTCGCGGGGCTTTTCTATGCCCGAAGAGAATCAGGCATCATGCATCAGTGCACGATGATGCATTTATGCATTGACTTATATCGTGCATTAATGCACCTTCTCCGTACCAGCCGAAGACGCCCGCCGGGCAGATCGCTGACCAGAGGAGAACACAATGACCGCGCCCTATCCCGATACCACCTATGTCGCGCACCGGCTTTTCACCGGGCGCCCGTTCCCCGATGGCGGCGTCTGGGGCGACATCCTCGACGGCCCGGTGCCTGACGCCGAGGGCGCGCTGGAAGCCATCATCGAGAACTTCAAGGACGAGATTGCCATCGGCGACCACCCGTCGCGGCAGACCCTGCGTGTCTGGCACATCGAGGCGGGCCGGGCCGAGGACTGCACGGGCTGGGCCATCGAAGCGATCATCGACCTGCTGACCGAGAGGGACGCGGCATGACCTCGGAGGAGATCAAGAGCGCGGCCAATCTGCTGCGCCGCATCACCGCCCTCGCCCTGGACGAGTTCGCTCACGGGGAGAGGGACGGCAGCATGAAGAACATGGCCGAGGGGCTGCGCTACCTCGAGGATGCCGTCGTGAAATGCCGCCGCGCCTTGCAGAAGGCGCAGCCGGAGGCGGCGCAATGATCCGCCAGCGCGACATTCTCGCCATCGTGGCCATCGACGAGGCGGGCCCGGTGATCGCCGCGCCTGAGCCGGTGTTTCGCAGCTGCCGTTCAGCGCTGCCCGGACCCTCGGTCAGCGCCGCGCGCGAGGGCCGCGCCATCGCCGCGCGCTTTGACTACGACGTTTCCCGCGTTCGCACCTATGTCGCGGTCGTCGGGGCCGTCGCGGAGAGGGCCTGCAGGTGACCCGCGTCATTCTCCTCGCCGCAACCATCGCCGCCACGCTTGCCGTGGCCATCGTCGCCAGCTCCGCGATTTCCCGCGCCGCCTTCGACGTCACCAACCCCATGATGGAGTTCTGAGCCATGAACGCCGCCACCGAAATCGAGCAGGGCACCGCCCTTGCTCTCCCTGCCGCCACCGACCTTGCCGCCCTGTTCAAGCGCGAGGACGGGATCGCGGGCATCGTCGCCCAGCTGGAGATAGCCGCGCGCGATGAGGCCAAGGGCTACGACGCCAGCACGAAGAAGGGGCGCGAAGCCCTGAAATCGCTCGCGGCCAAGGTCAGCACCTCGAAGGCCGAGCTCGACCGCCAGGGCAAAGCCCTGACCGAGCAGCAGCGCAAGGAAATCGACGCGGTGAATGCTGGCCGCCGCGTTGCCGATCAGCGCCTCGCCGCCCTGCGCGACGAGATCCGCAAGCCGGTCACCGACTGGGAGAAGGCCGAGGAGGATCGCATCGAAGCGCTCAAGGCCCGGCTCGCCCGCATGGAAGGGGCCCAGCCCTCCGAAGACACCAGCGAAGCGATCCGGGCGCTGATCCAGCGCGTCGAGGCCGTCGAACTGGATGACAGCTGGGCCGAGTACAAGGCGCATGCCGCCGTGGCGAAGGACGCCAAGCTGACCGATTTGCGCAGGCGACTGGCCGCCACCGAGAAGCGCGAGGCGGAGCAGGCTGAGCTGGCCAGGCTGCGCGCGGAGCAGGCGAAGCGTGACGAAGAGGATCGGCTGCGCCGCGAGGCCGAGGAGGCTGAAGCGCGCCGCATTGAAGCCGAGAAGGCCGAAGCCGAGCGCCTTGCTCAGATCGAGCGTGACAAGGCCGAGGCCGCCGAGCGGGCCCGCAGGGAAGCCGAGGAGAAAGCGAAGGCCGAGGCCGACCGCGCTTCTCGTGAAGCCGCCACCCGCGAGGCGCAGTTGCTTCGGGAGCGCGAGGCCGCGAAGCGGGTGGCCGAGGAAGCCGAAGCCCGCCGGGTTCGCGAACTGGCCGAGGCCGAGGAGCGCACGAAGGCGGCGGCGCAGGCCGAGCGGGACCGGATCGCCGCCGAGCGCGCGGCCGAGGAAGAGGCCCGCCGGAAGCGCGAGGCCGATCATGAGCACCGCGCGCAGATCCGGGCCGAGATCATCGAAGCCCTGTCCGCTATGCGCGGCGCGGCCAGCCCGCAACAGATCGCCGATGCCCTGATGGCCGGCAAGATCCCGCACTGCGAGGTGAAGCTGTGAGCGGCGTGCACCCCTGCGACTATGCGTTCCCCGTGGCGCCCGGCGATGTTCCGTACTGGCAGCCCGGCATGTCGATCCTCGAATGGTACGCCGGTCAGGCGCTGCCGCAGATCATCAACACATGCGCACGCGACACGACCAAGCCGGGCGAAACCCGGGAACAGCTTTTCGCTCGCAAGGCCTTCGAGGTTGCGCGGGCGATGATGTCGGAGGCCCGGAAGCAATGACCCAGCACGCCATCGACCGCCTTGCCGAGCGCTTCCCGCGCTGCGAGCCGACCCGGGCCTTTCAGCAGATCCGGGATGCCGTCATCGCGAATGTCGGGCGCGTCGCCACCCCTGTCAGCGGCGGCGCGATCTACGAGGTCATGCTCCACAGCTACGAGGTCGCGTTTCCCGTGGTCTCCGCGGACGGCGAAATCGTGACCGTGCTGGCCGAGGGCATGGAGGCGAACACCACCACCGGCCGCCTGACGATGGCGCGCGAGGGCTTGCCCAGCGGCGTCCACCAGATTGACGCCGAGGCCTACCACGCCGACCCCTGCCGCTTCCCTTCGCTGTCCTCGACCCTGGCGAAGAAGATGCTGGGCCAGAGCCCCCTCCACGCATGGACGGACTGCGCGCGCCTCAATCCGACCTGGCAGCCGACGGAGAAAAAGACCTTCGACATTGGCCGTGCGGCGCACCGTGCGATCCTCGGCCGTGGCGCCGATTTCGTCGCGATCCCCGAGGACATGCTGTCCAGCAACGGCGCGGCCAGCACGAAGGCGGCGAAGGAGTTCATCGAGGACTGCCGGTCCCGCGGCATCACGCCGCTCAAGGCCGCCGAGGTGGCGGAGATCGACGTGATGGCCGAGAAGATGGCCGTGCGCCTGAAGATGCTCGGCATCGACTTTGATCCGGCGCATTCCGAGGTCGCCGCCGTCGCCCAGATCGACGGGACCTGGTGCCGGATGATGGCCGACAACGCCCCTGTCGCCGATCCGCGCTTCCTCTACGACCTGAAGACCTGCGAGAGCGCGGCGCCCGAGGCCTGCCAGCGCGCCGTGATGAACTACGGCTATGACGTGCAGGCCGCGCATTACCTCGAAACCTGGCGCGCGGCGACGGGCGAAAGCCGAAAGTTCCGGTTCGTGTTCCAGGAGAAGACCGCCCCGCACGAGATCTGCATCGTGGAGCTGGGCGAGGACACGCTGAGCATGGCCTCGCGGAAGGTCGCCCGGGCCCGCGAGATGTGGGCGCACTGCCTCAAGGTCGGAAACTGGCCCGGCTATCCCCTCGGCGTTCAGAAGATCGAACTCCCCGAGTGGTTCCACGAACGCTGGGCGGAGCGCGAGAGCGTCGAGCAGGACTTCAAGGCCCGGACTGGCCGCGACGTGCTCGACGCGGCGCGCGCGTGGCAGGCGCCAGCCTCGGCCGCTGAATAACACCCCCACAGGAGAAACCCATGACCGCCCATATCCGCTTTATCCCCGTTGCCGAGATCAACGATCCGCTCACGCTGTCCATCGGGATCAGCGGCGGTTCCGGCACCGGCAAGACCTATTCCGCCCTCCTGATGGCCCGCGGCATCGCCGAGGGCATGACCGGCCGGAAAGGCGCTCCCATTGGCTACGTCGATACCGAGAACCGCCGGGCGCTGCACTACAAGAGCGCGTTCCCCGAGATGATGCACTTCGATTTCAAGGCCACCGACGCAAAGGGTGATCTGGTTGGCTTCGGGCCGGAGCGCTGGATCGAGGTCATCGACGCGGGCGAGGCCGCTGGTCTGCCGGTGATGATCCTGGACTCGTTTTCTCACGCCTGGGAAGGCGTCGGCGGGGTCTTGGACCTGCACGCCAAAACGCTGGACCGCCTGACCGGCGGTAACGACGCGCTGGCCGACAAGCGGTCGCAGCTCGCTTGGGCCGAGGTGAAGCCGCGCTATCGCCGGCTCATCGACCGGATCGTGCGCGCGAAGTGCCAGCTCATCATCTGCACCCGCGCCAAGCCCGTGATGCAAACCGGCTTCGGCCAGAACGCCAAGAATGCGCGAAAGACCAAGACCCGCCGCGAGGACGTTCCGTGGGATCCGGCGTCGGACGGCGATCTGATGTTCGAGATGACGACGATGGTGATCCTCGACCCCTCGGCGCCGGGTTGCCCGGTCCACCAGATCAAGGTGGCGGACCAGTTCAAGGGGCTGCTGGACGCGCGCCGTCCGCTGGGCGTGGACACCGGGCTCAAGATGGCGGAGTGGGCGCGGGGCCAGGGTGATGCTCAGCGCCAGAAGGAAATCCTCGACAACGCGCGCGCCGTCGCCCGCCGTGGCAAAGCCGCATTCCTGGAATGGTGGGGCAGCGAGGAGGGCAAGGCCCTGCGCACCACCGTTCGCCCGATCATCGCCCAGCTGCAGCAGATCGCCGAGGAGGCTGATCAGGCCATGGCCGATGAAGAGGGCGATGATCCGTTCTTCAGCGCGCGGGCCGACGAGGACGACGCTGGCCCCACCGCGGAGCAGATCGCGGCGGCAGAGCGCGAGGCCATGGCCGAGATCGAGCAGCGGAACCGGGAGGCGGTGGAGTGATGATGGCCGCGACCGATGCCGAAGATGCAAACGAACCACTGGGCACCTGCGAAGGCTGCGCCAAGGCGATCCCCGAGGGCGCAGCCTATCACTACACCGCAGACGCCTGCTGGCTATGCGCCGATTGCGCCCCGATGCTGAGCGATCTGGTCAGGCAGTGGGAGGAGATTGTTGCGGCCGAGCCGTTCAATCCCGGCGAAATCGACTGCGACAGCCCCGAGGAAATGCGGGCGTGGATCCGGGAGTACACGGCGGAAATCGAGAGGAACGGCGACCGCAAGGTCATGACCGGGGGTGCAGCATGGTGAACAAGCTGACCCCGGAGCACATCGCCGAGCTGCACGCCGACCTCGGCCGGATCGCCGAGATGGACCGGACGATTGCCGTCCTGAATAGGATCCGCAGCACCCCTGCCAGCGCCGAGAATTTCGGCGGCGCCATCAACAAGGCGCTGGCAGGGATGGGCGAGCCCGATGCGCTCCCGGCAATTGAGCTCGGCCTCGCCGCCTTGGATGGCATCGAGACTTCGAACGGCTTTACCGAAAACGGGAATGTCTGGCGGTTCTGGGCGCAGGAAGCAAAGAAATACGCCGCCATTGCGAAGGCCAGACAGGTCGAGTGCGATGCTAAGGCGCAGGTCATCGCCGGGCTTGCGCGAGAGCGGGACGAGGCGAACGCGGATGCGGAGCGGCTGGCGGACGCGGTTTCGCTGACGGTCCGCACTGACAAACTGCGGGAAGCGTACCACGCACTACCAAACGAACACAGCCGGATCGGCAGCAAGCGCTCAAAGAAAAGCCACGCCAGAGACGCTTGGCTGCGCGCATTCAGGAAAGCCGCCAAGGCTTCAACCGAAGCCCTCACCGCCCACCGCGCCCGGAAGGAGGGGGAAAGGGATGACCGGAGCGGCACAAATGAGGAAGGAGCGCATCGAGCGTCTTCTTGAAGAACTTGCCTATGAAGTCACACGAGGCGTTATGGAGCGCGAGATCGAACCGGACATTCATTTCCATAAACTTTTCCCTTGCGTTGGTCGTGGAGACGACATGGCGCAACTGGAATTCCACGTCTGGCCCGCCTCGAAATCTACTGCTCCTGCCCGCTGGGATGGAAAGGCGAAACTTAGACTGATCGAAAGCGACAAAACCGCTCGGAAGGAGACTCCCCATGACCGCTGACCTGTCGAACGAGGCGCTGGACGTACTTACAAAACGTCTTGGAGCCAAAGCCGATCTAGAAATGAAATATGGAGGCGACGACAGTCTCTACCGAGAAGCAAAGGACACCATCACCGCTCTGTGCGCCGAGAACGGGGTCTTGATAGACAAGCTGGAACTTGAGCGAGCTTTGACAGACGGGGCGCACCGCCGCGCCCTCACCGTCGAAGCCGCCAAAGCCGCAGCCCAAGCCGACTACGAGCACCGCATCCTCGCCTCCCTAGAACCCAACCCCGCCGCGCACGCTGACGATGCCCTCGCAGCCGTGCGCCGGGAAGCGCGGGCCGAGGGGATGCGGAAGGCGGCTGATATTGCAGCGGCGAAGTGGGGATCTCTTGGCGGGGCGTGCGATGCCATCGCAGGGGCCATCCTCGCCGCCGCCGAGAAGGAAGCAAGCCATGGCTGACCGCACCCCCATCGAATGGGCCGATGCCACCTGGAACCCGATCATCGGCTGCAGCCGCGTGTCCGAGGGGTGCCGGAACTGCTATGCCGAGGTCATGGCCGCGCGGTTCAGCAAGCCGGGCCAGTGGGGCGAGGGGCTGGCGCAGATCGTGCGCAAGCCGGACGGCAGCGCGGATCACCGCTGGACCGGGAAGGTGCGATTCAATGAGCGCGCGCTGGACCAGCCCCTGCGCTGGCGCAAGCCGAGGCGGATCTTCGTCTGCTCGACCTCGGACCTGTTCCACGAGGGCGTGCCGGACGAGTGGCTGGACCGGGTGTTCGCGGTCATGGCGCTGGCGCCTTGGCACACCTTCATGGTGCTGACCAAGCGGCCCGAGCGGGCACGGGAATACCTGAACAGGCGCGACGAACGCGGGCGCTGGCCCGCCATGGATTACGCCGCGTTGATGGCCGCGACCGGCAGCTGGTCCACTCCCGCGCTGGATCTGCGCGAGGGCTGGCCCCTGCCCAACGTCTGGCTCGGCACCAGCATCGAGGACCAGGCGACCGCCGACGCCCGCATCCCGCACCTTCTGGCCACCGCGGCGGCGGTACGGTTCGTCTCGGCCGAGCCGCTGCTGGGGCCGGTAGATCTCGGCGGCTACCTTCCCGACCTCGACTGTGGCGACGGCCTCGACCTCGTGATAGTCGGCGGGGAAAGCGGCCCGGGCGCGCGGCCGATGCACCCCGACTGGCCCCGCGCGCTGCGAGACCAGTGCGTCGCGGCTGGGACCGCGTTCTTCTTCAAGCAATGGGGGGAGTGGGCGCCAGCGGCTGGATGGTACGAAGACCATCAGGTTTCGCTGCCGTTGCGCGTTTGGGGGCCGAATGGATGGACCGACGATGGGCGCGTTGACGGCGAATGGCTCGCCCGAGCCGGCAAGAAAGCAGCCGGTCGCCTGCTGGACGGGAAGGTCTGGGACCAGATGCCGGGGGGTGGGGATGGGCTCGATCGCTAAGCTCGCCGTCAAGGACACCACGGCCGCCCAGATGCTGGACATGAGCCCGAAGGACTTTCGCGCGCTGGTCGAGGCCGGGGCGCTTCCCCCTGCCCTGCCGATCGGCGAGCATCAGCGCTGGCTTGTGGCCGATCTGGAGGCCATCATCACCGGCAAGAAGATCCGACCGGATACGGGGTTTGACCTGTGAAAAAGACCGAACGCCCGCACCTGGTATGGCGAATGAGCGGCGGCCAGCGGCGCCCGTTTTTCAGGCTCCGCTGGCAGGAAAATGGCAAGATGCGCGCGCGAGAGGTGCTGATCCAGGCTGAGCCGGACACACCTGAATTCGACGCCGAATACTGGGCCTTGCGAGCGGGCCGGTCGCCGCGCCTGCAGGAGAAGGCATCGCAGACCACCTGGGCAGTTCTGGCCCGGGAATATCGCAGCTCCGCCCGGTACCGGAAGCTGGCCGCTGGGACGCGGCGATCCTATGACCGGCACATCGAGGCGATCCTGGCGGCCAATGGCGAGCGCGAGGTTGCGTCTCTCACCCGCGCTCAGGTCCGCGCGGTGCATGCCAAGTATGCCGCGACACCTCGCAAGGCCGATTGGTATGTCCAGATCATCAGCCTGCTGCTGAACTTCGCGAAGAACACGCTCGACTGGAAGGTGGAGAACGTGGCCGAGGGCATCGAGCTTTACGGCAAGCAGCGCGAGTTCGAGCCCTGGCCGGCATGGATGGTGGAAAAGCTGGACGAGGCGCCCGAGGTCGTGCGCACCGCGGCCGAGCTGATCCTCGGCACCGGCCAGCGCCCCAATGCGGCCATCACCATGGAGCGCGGGCAGTTCAGGGGCGAGTGGGTCGAGGTGCTTGACGAGAAGGGTGGCGAGCGATTCGAAATCTATTGCCACCCGAAGCTGCGCGCCTACGTCGAGGCCCTGCCGAAGCGCGGCCAGCACGTGCTGGCAAAGACGCTTCGCCAGCCCCTCGGCTACGACGCCATCGAGAAGGCGTTCCGCGCTTGGCGCACGGGGCTGGGCGCGAAGGCGAAGCCCTACTCGCTGCACGGCCTTCGCAAGGTCGCGATCATCCGGCTGGCCGAGGCCGGATGCACTGACGCCCAGATCCAGGCCGTCACGAACCAGAGCGCCGAAATGGTGCGCTTCTACCGACAAAAGGCCTCGCGCAAGCGCCTGAGTCGCGCGGCGATCACCAGGGGAACGGACGGTGAATGA